GCAAATCTTTGTACCATTCCTCCTTTATTTAAGCCTAATGCTTTAGTAGCCTTTTCTCTCAGTATAAAACTACCAACTGGTAAACTTGTTGGTATGCTATCGCTAGTCCCGCTACCGGGTCCTTTAAATACGCTAATTCCACCACTACTAAATCGCCCCATACCATTCTTATCAGCCTGATTCATCTTGCTAAGAGTTCCGTAACCGATCTTTTTAGCTAGTTTGGGCGGAACATAAGCTTCCCCATTACTAACTAATGCTGGGACAGTTCCGCCATCAACGAATCTGTTAATTAAACCACCGTTCTTATGAGGGTTTTTTACTCTGGCATAAGCTTGTTCAGTAATGATTCTATTCGCCGCCTCTTCTGAACCAAATAATTCCTCTGCTAATTGTCGAGAGCCTCCAGGAGCTGATCTTATTTTTTCCCATTCTTTTTGCCATTCTTCTTGAGACATTGCTGGAAGTTGTCTTCTAAGATTCATTCCAATATCGATCTCCCTCATTCTCATTGCCGAAATCTTTTTTATATTCTCATCAACACTTCCACCAGTAGCAAAACCTAGTCTGCCGCCATTTGCTCTTTGGAAATACTGCAGAGCCATTTGTCCAGAAGATACTGTTGATTTTTTATTTCCTCTAACAACTGCATTAGGATCATTAATTAAACTTGGACTTTTACTATATCCACTTTGTAATACCCAAGCAGGATCAGTTGATGGAGGCCAAGTTTCTTTGCGTCCATAAAGTTTAGGATCAATTAATGATTGATTTTTTGTCCAGTTCTCTGGTTCCAACGGCGTTTTCTTAACATCTCCTCTATTCTTAAAATAATATTGCCATACCTTTTGAGCTTCTGCGCTAACCATACCTCTATCAGAAGTTAACATAGCCCCTTTTTCACTAACAGCTTCCATTACCACATCGTATAATCTTGGGCCATAACCACTAGTAGCTTTAGATAATCCTACATAATATAAATTATCTTTCATCTTATAAGCTTGAACGTATCCTGATCTTTGATCATTCTTGTAATAACCAGCACTAATCAAATTACCATCTTCATTTAATCCTATTCTACCAAAATCTTTTTGTTTTTTAGCCGGGACTGCTTCTGATGATTTTCTATTACCATAAAGACCACCCATCAAACTTGCCATTTCTGATGTAGCATCTGCTAATCCACCAACCGCTAGTTCTTGTGGATTTATCAAGCTTGTTGCCATTTTATCAGAAACTTCAATTAGTTTTTGTAGATTACTTGGCTGTTCAAATTGTAGTCCTTTCGATCCTAATAATCCACCATCTGTTTTTAAAGCTCCTAATAAATTATATCCAAAACCTCTTCCTTTTTTGCGCTTACTAATTCTAAAATCAACCTCTGGATATTTATCCATTATTTGTTTTCGAACTTCTTCAAATCCTGGACCATCTGCTTTTCCACCAAAAGCAAACTTTTGTACTAGTCCACCAATATTTAATTTTTCTCCCATAGCTCTAGTTATATTATCAACTTCTAAATCAGATACATCACTACCATAAGTTTCTAATATAGCATTAAAAACTTCTCCTAATTTTGTTCTTTGGCCCTGTACACTAACAGGAGTTTTTTGGGATCCAACTAAAGCATTAAAAGCATCAACATTACTTTTTGTTAATTTTTTCTTTATGCTATTGATACCTTTACTATCTAATGGTAAATTATCAGGATTATTTACTGATTTAATTATATAGTCCATTATTGATGAACTAACATTTAGAACTCCACTCTTTTTAAATTCAGTAATTGCATTTTCGGCACCAGTGTACGTTTCCATTCTAGCTTCAACAGCTTTCAATGCTTCTGCTTTACCAAGTTTTTTTGTTGCTGCCGCTGATACTGCTTTAGCCCTACCAAACTTAGCAATAACATCTTCATAAAAACCTAATTCATTAGGATTATTAGGATTTGGCACAAGATAAGGTCTTAATGCGTCGTCTATATATTGTTCCGGTGTTGTAACAAATCTTGTCCCAACGCTTAATCCTGCTCCTCCAGTTTGTAACGCATGTTGTGTTAATAGTTTATTAGCTAATGCTATTTCTGGGGGCATTCTTATTCCGAGTTCATCAGTAGTCATTACTAACGAAGGATCTTTATCATATTCATCATATATGCCCTGAGCCCATTTTAAATATGTTTCACTACTAATAGGCTCTATAACATCTCTGGCTCCCTTTGCCCCTTTCTTTCCTCTTCCTTTGCCCATAATCATTCCACCACCAGCATATCCCATTGCTTTAAGATAAGTTCTAACATTATCTTTAATAGTTCCTGCGCCAACTATGGTTCTTTTAGCATCAGTAGGAATATCAGGATCAATACCAAAATATTTAGCAGCAGGTCCTAAACCTTTGGGATAATCAAATCCTAGTCCGGCAATTGCTCCGGGGCCTCCAAGATTTTGTATCATTTTTTCAAAAAATATACCCTTAACACTAGACTCTAAAACAGGATTAGGGGTAGTTAATTGCGCCCCATACTGATATGTTTCTATGTTTTTACCACTAGCTTCAGCAGCTCTAATATTCGGGCCGCTATCATCAACAAATAATGATCCTGCTCTTAATTGAGCAGCTTTTAATGCCGGAATATCGCTTTCGGAAACTATTTGAGAATCGCCGCCAACTCCCACAAATTGAGAATCAGACAATCCTAGTCCTTTGTCTGCTAGCCATCTTTGGACTAGTGGTACTGTGGACTGAGATCGTGCTGTTACTATCCTCATATTAGGAAGTATTTCTGGATGAGCTTTAACTAAATCTACTAGTGCTCTACCTAATCTTGTTAAACTTGCATTTTTTAATTTTTCTTGAACAATAGCAGGATCTCTAAAATCTTTCAAGCTAGCTATATCATCAGCACCAACTGCTAATGTTCTATCAAAATCAAATTCTGCTTGTTTACCTCCTAATAACCCTTTAGTAATATTACCAACCATAACTTTTTCAGCAGCTTGTTGGGCTGTTGATTCTATACCACCTCCAAAATCAGCATCTAGTTGTTCTGCTAATGCTCTGTCCATCAATGCTGCTGTGATCAATACTTTTCTTGTTCCTTTAGTTCCTTCAGCATCATATGTTTCGTCTGGAAAAGTATCTCCAAACATTCCTACCGCAGCAAATTTTAGTCCTTGTCCAGTTAATCTAGTTTGTACTCCTTTGGCCGCTCCTATTCTTCTATTATATGTTTTTGTTGCTTCATCTCTGATAGCTTTTATCTTAGCTTTTTCATCTTCTGTTGGTTTTTTCCTTTTAAGTAGTTCTCTAGGATTTGCTACTCTACCGATCTTAGCAGCTCCATCAAAGGTTAAAAGTCTTAGAATTTCTGGTACAGTAGCCGTATCTCCCCAAGGTGTTGTTTCTTCAGCTTCTCCTCCGGCCATAAATCTTTGAACTAATCCACCAAGATTAAAATATCCTCCTAAAATTTTAGAAGACTCTCCTGTTGATTGAATATATCTTTCAAATCTTTCTTTAATGCCTTTTGCTGGATAGTATAATGATGTATCAGGTAAATTAAACGATTCTATTTTTGTACTTGGATCTGGACGTAATTTATTCTCTTTAAACTCATATCTCAATCTTTTACTTAATATTTCTTCATTTGTTATACTATTTAGATTTTTAACAAATTTTGCATCTCCTGTTGTATAATCCAATGGAGCAAAATGTTCCTGTAAGATATCATCAAAGTTTTCTGTGGATGTTCCAAATCCAGATGGCCTTACTCCTTTAAGATTATATTTTTTTTCAACAATTTCCTGAAAGGCTTTTCCTAGCAACCATTGACCACCTCTATATTTTTTAGTAAATTGTTCGGTTTCTTTTCCTGGGTATTTTTCTATAATTTTTGTTGTTTCTTTTTTGGTTTCCATAATTGTTTTTTGCATTTCAGCAAAATCATTTGGAAATAATTGTATTTCTTTAAGTTTAATATCTGTTTGTGCTAAATCTATACCAGAAACTTCTTTGCTTAAATTAAGATCTAAATCACTAAGTCGTTTTTGTATCTTGCCACCTGTAGCATACTTATTCATTCTTACCAAATTACCTCTTCCATATCTATTAACAGCGTTATTGCTCATTACAACTTCGCCGGGTTCTAATAATGCCGGAACTTTATCTCCTTTGCCACTACCAGGAACAGTTCCACCTTTCGAGAAACCCAGTATTCTTCCACCACCTCTAGCAGTGGTTGGACCAGTAAAACTTTTGCTACTAATAGCTGCTTCTAAATTAACTAAAGCAGCATATACATTATTTAATCCGCTAGTATTAGCAGATAACAATGAATTATTATCATTTAATAAAGAAGACAATGATGTTATTGGTTGAGATAAACTACTAACATCAGTATTAAAAGCTTGTGCATTACTTCTTAATATACTAACGATTTGCTCTAATGATTCTGCTTGTCTTTCAGTTTTTGAACCACTCAACATTTCTCCCAAACCCTTACCAATACTACGAGATACACTTCTTCCCATAGTTCTAGATAGAGCCTTATTATCTATGCCTTCTTCGTCTCCGCCGCCTCCTCTGCCTCCAGACGGTCTTACTCCTTGAGCAAAGCCGCCAGCAAACTGAGTCACAGCAGAAAATGCTTTAAATCCTCCCATTAGTGTTAATAGTGGAAATAATGATCGTCCTGCTCGTGCTAAACTTAGTATACTTTTGGTTATACCAATAGTTGTTGTTAGAAAGCTTCTAAAAGCAGTATTATTAGCAAAATCTCTAACTAATGCAACAAATTCTTCTCTAGTTTTTGCTAATTGTACGGCTAATGCTTGTTGAGCTTGTCTATTAGCCTCTGCTAGTGAATCTCCACCTTTCATAGCAACTTGTAGTGCTGCTTCCGCTGTAGCAAATTGTTGAATAAGAGGAATAACTTTACCAATTTGTCGGAAACCACCAAGTTCTTCAACAATAGAAGCAAATGTTTGAGATCTTGGATCTAATTGTCCTAATCCTTCGCTAAGTCTTCTAACAGCCTCATAAGGCCCAACGAATTTTCCTTCAACATCGCGCAATTCAACACCCAACTCTCTAAGAGCAGTAATAGTAGATTCTCTCTGAATTCTGGTAAAAATTGTTCTTAAGCCAGTAGCAATAGTTTCAGCGCTTTCACGAGTTGTAGCACGAACACTTGTAAATACAGCTATAAATTCATTTAATGCGTCAGTACCTTCACTAACTCCTCTACTAGCACTTGCAAACACACCACCAGTACGTTGAATAGCAGCAATTAAGTCGCTGGCTTCAACAGCAAATGCAGCTGCCACAGCATTAACACTACCTAATGCACTTTCTAGATCATCCGCACTAATACCAAACTGTCTCATGAGTGCGATACTGCCTTCCACAGTATCATTTAAATTATCAAATGATGGAGCATTAGCACTCAGAGCCAATGCTTTTAATGCTTTCTCAGCATCTCTAGCACTTAAACCAGCCTGTGCTAATGTACTTGATACTTGAATTAATTCTTTTGAAGCAACACCGGTACTAGTTGCTAACGAACTAATTTCATTAACTAAACTCCCTAACTCGGCAACACTTTTACCAGTAACTTGTGATACTCTAACTAATTCTCTATCAAAGTCTATATATTGTGATAATGCTTGATTAATAGCACTATTCAACTTATACATTACGCCTGATACTAAACTAAACGCGGCAAAACGACGAATAGCCAAACCACTTTGTCTACCGAACTCAGCCAATTCGTTACTTAAAACTTTAACATCTTTTGATGATCGTGAACTTTCTTTACCCAAATCACTAGCAGCACTTGCTGCTTTAGCTGCTGATTGAGCAACTGATCCTAGTTGATTTTTACTAGCAGCATTATTAAGGTCGTTAATAGAGCCACTAGCTACTGATGCTGATCTAGAAACATTATTTAAAGATGAACTTATTTGAGATGCTTGACTTTGTAATTGAGCAATAGCTCTTATAGCTTTAGGATCAATACCAAGATCAATATTACCCTTTATTGTGCCTAATTGTTTTCTAATATCTCCAACAATTTGTCTAACATTTGTTGGTCCAACCAAATTAAGTTGTGCAGTAAGATTGAATGCTGCCATAGTATTTTCCTAAAAAATAAGAGACCAGCTGCTATTAACAAACTGATCTCTTACAAAGTTAAAATTACAAATAAATAATACTATCAAATCAAACAGTGGTCTCGACTTGTTCTTCAACAGTTTGTGGCTTGCTTTCTGATAGTGATACTGGTGGGGCTTCATTTTTTTCTTCCGAGATGGGGTTTCCATCATCGTCAAGGAATGGTTGGTGATCAACTATATAATCTCCCTTGTCGTCTACTCTATTACCGTATCTATCAATAAATTCACCGGCTTCATTAATATACCTACCATTCTCATCCACCAGTCTTCCGTCCGCATCAACTAATCGTCCTTTTTCATCTATTAGTCTTAAACCATCATCAATAAACTTAAATTTTTTCAAGAACTTATTTTCTGGTAAATTTTTCTCATAATCATTATCAAGACCATATAGCATATTAGCCAAATTCTGTGCTGCTAAAATAGAAACTGGCTCATTTGATCGTGATAAATAATCTTCCAAACTCTTAAAATATGGTTGTTTAGTTTCATTATACACCAAACACACACTTACTAGATAGTTGAATCGGGCATTATCGGCCTGCCCTTCTGCACTATGATTATCTAGTGATGTTTTATCGGCAATAAGCTCTCGTATCTTAACACGAGTTTCTTTCATCTCTAAAGCTAATTCTTTAGCCTTTTTTAATGGAATACCACCCTTTGCAAGAATTCTTTCGTTATCCAATATAACCTGTTGCAGATCGGTGAGCTTCTTTTGTTTTGTAGCATCCCACAAGCCTTGTTCTTCTAGCAAGTCATCCATGCGCGCCCTAACGATAGCTTTAGCTTTTACCGCATCGCTAAAGGACTGATTATATACCTTTTGTCCTTCTCGTTGTTCTGCTAATGACGGTGTTCGTACTAAGAATTCAACTTCTTTTCCATCAACTTCTGTCTTAAAAGTCTTTGTCTTTGCGCTCATTTTCATTTCTCCTCATATCAAATCTATATTGATATTTATATTTAGTAGGTTTATTTATTTGTAACTTTTCCAAATCCTTTTCCGCTAATCTTATTTGATTATTCCCGTAATCCAAAATTTCTTGTCTGGCCTTTTGCCATAAAGAGAAAAAGTAATCAGCATTAGCTTTGTCTTTGTCCCACAAATAATCAAAGTTTTCTTCGAATCTAGCAAGTGCTCCTATCATTATAGTGGTCATTCTCTTTTCCAACAAGTCCATTATAATATTATGATTCATATTTTATTTCCTTTTATTCATTTCGGCATATTGTTGTCTTATATCTGATCTAACATCAGGTAACATATCTTCTCTAGCTTGTCCATGTTTATTTACAAAATCAAATTTACTTTTTTGTCTATTAAGAGCTTCTGTATCGTTTAATTCCATAATTTGTTCAAATTCCTTAGCATCAGATGCTACCATAAAAATTTCTTGAGCATCTTTATGTTTGTCCACAATACTATCTACACCTCTTTTCTTCTTTTCTTGTTCCATTTTCTTATTTTGGTAAATAGACCAACCATCTAATGCATCATCATCTTCTATAATTTTGTCATCCGGACATTCCATATGTTGATAAATATTATCATACATTTGAGAAAATGAAACTAAGCTCTTTTGTTCCTCGCTCCATTCTATAATTGGATCACTAAATAAGTTATGATTTTTAATATTCCATAATGAACGCCATTCTGGTGATCTTGCTACTAGTCTAAAATCTGTAGCTTTTAATAGTTTACTATTAATAGTACCAATCATGCCATTAAATATGTGCTCATCAACAGTTTCCAAATGATCATAGTCAAATACTAATTCGTGATTTTTATCAAATATACCATTAATAAATAAAAATTCATTTTGTCTTTGAGAACATAAATATTCGGTTGTTAATGAGTCTAGATAGTGAAGTTGATTTTCAGTATCTTGTATAGTTTTCCTAACAGTCTTTAGTTTATTTCTTAAATTTTTACTCTCTTTAGTTTTCCAAAAATTTTTATACAAATCTACTTTAATATTATCTAATTGCTTATATTTATCATCTAAAAATTTCTTCAAAGATAAATCAGCAATATCATAATCTTGTAAATAAAAATCAATATCTTCTTGTATTAAATTATCATATTTAATTTTGTCGTAAAATTCTTCGTATATTAAGCTAGATTGTAATTTTAAATCCGAAGTAGGATATTTATAGTAGTAGATATTATCATGATAAACAAAGTAAATTTTTTTACTAATTATTCTATCAATAACGGCGCTGATGTTTCTAACCATTGCTAGAAGCACCAACGCCGCTAATTGATAAAATTAATATTTTACTATCCATCCTCTATTTATTTTCCTATACTACTAAACTATAATTATGGATTACTACCATCATTAAAGTTGAAGTCTTGACCTGCTCCCATACTTTCCCAAATTGCTGACGAAATTGGACCACCAGCATAACCAGTACCTTGAACAAAGGTAAAGTCATTGTAGTTCTGATAACTATATGTAACAGTAGCATTACCACCACCAGTATCGCCACCTTGATATCCAACTGTTGTTAACTTATTCTTATTGCCGAGGTCAAATGTTGTTCCATCGCATAGTACAACTTTAATGGCTTTATTTTCTAGTGCTTTAGGATTAGCACAAGCAGTATTGCTATTATCAACACCAACCAAGTCACCACTAGCAGCGGTAACTTCAACTTCGCATGTAATTTCAACTGGGAAGTTGATATAGCGAATAAATGGTCGTCTTTGACCTAATTCTCTAATTTCTTCGCGATTAAGATTCGCAGTAATAGTAATACTACTAATTCTAGAACCCGGAGCAATACCACCATTAGTATAACGAAGTGTACTAGCAGCAGCTGATCCACTATTTGGTAGTAAACTACGTGTTAAATCAAATTGTTGTCTACGAGCAATACCAAATCCTGTTGGATCTGTTGTCCAGAATGTGTCGGCAGCTCCATAAGCACCGAAATCTGTTTGTCCACTCGCGCTCGCCCATACTTTATCATTAGCAACTAGAGTAACATCTTCTGTAAAGTTACCATCTGTTGGAAAAGTATATGTTGCTGTTGAAACATATGCTGGTTCAATTTCTAATAGTTGAGATGTTGTGCCAGTAGCAGCAGTAGCAGAATCAGCAAAAATACCAAGCTGAATTCCGCATCTATTATTAGCTAATTGATTTAAAGAACCAGTACCTTGTGCCATACCATAAATTAGAGGAAAACCATCCAATACTTTATTAAGAGTAACTTCAACATCTGGTACTTCTTCGTAGTTATCATACAACTCTAACTGACCCATCTGATAAACTGGCTCAAGATTAAAGTTGGTTGTGATACCTACTGTTTGTAAGCCACGTACACGGTCCCAACCGGTATTAATAGAGGAGACCTCTGTACCCGATGGACCACGTAGTCTAACTGATTGTACGGCATAGTAAATTCTAGAATTAGCCATAAGAATCTCCCTCTTAATGTATTGTTTGGGTGGTTAACCTAAGTATACACCAAAATAACTTTTTACTATAGCTTTCTAAGCCCAACAAATTAACATTGTACAAGAAAGTGTCTTTATAACGATAACTAGGGTTTGTTATTAAATTTTGGTATCCAAGACCACTAGGATTAATCTCTCCGTTGTACGTTAACATATACACATTATTCTTGATTACTTTATTAATATCATATGTGAAAAATGTTTTCTCTTTTTGTAATCTAATAATATCGGCTAAATTATTTCTTTCAACAGCAGAGTCTGCAAATATGTATAACAAAAAGTCCTGATTAATATAAAATGATCGATCTCCAATCTGATAAGGAATCATATTAGCCGTATTCACCGGTTCTATAACAATTGCAGGAGTATGTATAGAATATTCATTTGGTAAATTAGAATATATAGCATTTTTAAATTCGCCCCACCAATTACAAGAACTACCCTTGTATATTTGACATTTTTTATACGAATAATCTACATATACTTTGGATCCTGTAGCAATAGGTTTATCGAAAATAATTTGTCCATTTATATAATCTAACTTATATGATACTGATCCGCTGCCTGTTGGTGCAGGATAAAACGTTGTATTTATTTTAATTCCACTAACTTTAGTGGGGCTTTTTCCGCCATAACTAATTCCACTCTCATGAACCCATGGTTTGTGTAAAGTTTTCCATGCTCTTCCAGATACATATTGCGGGGTTTCATAATATACTGCTTTTGTATCTTGCATTCCATAAAGATTAGAATCTAATCCAGTACAATTGATAAAACCTCCTATATTTAAAAATCCCCAATCTAGGTAGGCTTTTAAATTTTCTTCTGTTTGCGCGAGAATAGAGTACTCATTAAAGCCTTCTATCTTATCAAATGTATTACTAAATCCACAGTCTGACATATTTTATTACTCCAAAGATTTTTTAATAATTTCTTCTATGCTATCATCAATAGCATCAATAGCTCTAGTAAACCAGTTATCACTATAAGTACCAACAAATTCTGGTGGCACTCTCCATGATTTAGTAGATTGTACCATAATAGCCTCACCTGTTCGTGATCTAGTATTTGGTCCTATTTTTATGTCATAATCTTTTATAATAGCAGCTGTTCCATCAAATAATAGCCATTTTAACCAAGGTAATGGTTGTCCCTTTTCAGTAATTACACTAAACTGTTCTGCCACACTAAGAATAACATTATTGGGTAAAAAGCCTATCATTACTCCGCCTACTATTCTATTATTAGATATTGTTAAATTTTTTCTTTGTACAAAAACACTATCTATTACAGACGTAATCACATTATCAACAATGCCTGTATCAGGAATACCAAATTCTATTCTAAGCTTACCATTTGGACTGATCAACGAAGCATATTCGCTTTGATTACGTATAGAATTTTCTAATCCCAAATTAATAAGTCTAATAATTTTAGTAATACCAGTATCTAATTTTTTATTAAGCATTGGTAATAAATTTTTTAGTATTAGTTCAATAATTTGAGAATCTGATTCTACTAAATCTAAAGAATATTTCATATTAGTCTTTTCCACATAGTAATGATATAATCATTATTTCCAAAGCCCACATATGTAGGATCACTATTTCTTTGATAAACTAAATTATTATTTAGTCCATTTTGATCAGAAATGGTCATAGAGTAACTATTCATAATCTTTAAGAAAGTATCAGCTTTACTAATAGTTTGTAAAGAGCCTTGAGGAATCTGAACGCTACTTAATCCTATATCTATCCATGTTTTTTCAGATACTAAAACTGCCATATACAATGTTTCACTATTATTAATGGTTACAAAACCTTCTCCGTTACAAACTGGACAAACTCCTCCTTCTGGAAAGCTTCTTGGTCCACTTCCATTATATTTGCCCATAGATTTTTTATATATTGGATCAATTAAACAATTAGTACAATCTGATGTTGTTGTAATATTACTGTTATAGGATAATTTACAAGGTGTTCCTAATCCTTCTGATGATATTAATGAATCAATAGCATCTTTAAATAAGGTTTTATGTTCTTTTGTAATAACATTTGTAAAAATATTCATTTTAATAAATCTCCATTTAAGGATTAGTACCCTCCTCCACCACTATCAGTATATAAAACAACATTTGTATAGTCTTCTAAAATACTCCAATATACTCTACACTTTAAATACCAATTTGACGTTTGAGTTTCACAATCAACAGTTAATGAACTTGTACTATATCCAGTAAACCCAGCATCACTACTAGTAATCAATGAGAAAGTACCACCACTAGAGGTTGATTTATACCAAGCATACGACAAAGACCCATAGTCTATCATTGCGCTAACAGTAAATGTTGGATCACCATAAGTACAATCTTGACTCATGGGTTGGGACATTATTGTAATAGTATTATTAGTAACAGTTAGTGTAGCAGAATCTGATGTTGCTGGGGCGGCACCGGTTGCTGTTAAATAACATCTATATAAATATCCATTATTACTATATGGAGGAGTAACAGAATATGATGCTGATGTTGATGATCCTGGAGCGTTAGACCAAGACGAACCACCATTCGTAGAAACTTGCCATTGGTAATTTATTGTTGCTTCACTATCAACACTAGCTATTACTGTAAAAGAACCAGTATCTCCAGCATATAGTGTTAAATTATCTGGTTGATCACTAATAGTAATAGTATCTAATGCTACATATATTTCAGCTGATGTGGCAAAAACACTTTTAAATCCTCTATCTATTTTACATCTACGATAAGTACTATTATCTCCAGAAGCCATCGTAAATACAAGAGTACTATTATTTTGTCCAGATATATTTGTCCAAATACTATTATTTAATGATGTTTGCCACTGAAAAGTTTCTACGAATCCTGAAAGATCATTATCGAATAAGCAAGTTAATGTAATAGAAGTACCTGTGGTTTCGGTAACACTTGAAGGAGAAATTCTAGCATTTGATGGTATTGTACTAACATACCAATTATTGTTCCTAATATTTTTAGTAACATCAGTATATCTCCATATACCATCTAATTCTCCAGATGTGCTAGGAGTTGGTGCGTAACCTATATACCCACCATTACTATATCTCATAAAATTTCCTCATAGCTACAAACAGCCTGTAATTTATTACTTGTACTTGCAACTAAGTTTAAAGAATCATTTTCTTGTAAATATATACTAGTATCTCGTGATATAACTACTAAGCTAGAATCTTGTGGAATAGCTACTGTACTAACTAATTTATACGACGTACTATTTCTTACAAAATTAACGCTAAGATCATATGGTGAACTTCCATCAATATTACTAACAACTAATGTTCCAATTTTATATACAGAATTACTAGTACTATTTGTTAATAATGTAATACCAGTAGACGGTATATTATCGGTAACCGCTGTTTTGCCTTTAACAATAGTTGTATCAACAATATTAGGGTCTGCCATTTTATTTCTCCTATCCGAAAATAAGTGATGCTACTAGTGGTGATAGTGTTTTTTTGGTTCCGCTTGATCCAATAGTTACAGTATTAGTTATATCATCATAATTTATTTGTATTCCTGTAGATCCAACTATATTCAATTTATCAAGAATATTGCAATTAATTTGCGTATTAGTTCCGTCTCCAATTTTAAGTGTGGTTCCAGATGTTACAAGATTAGACAATAGTGTTTCGCTAATTGATGAACTAGTTAATTTATTGCCATCATAATATAGTAAATAATCTAAATCATAAATATTGTTATTGGTGCCACCGATGGATAACGGTAGAGGGACATTACCTGTATCAAATGGAGTAGATCCAATTGTGAGAGTTTTTGTAGTATTATTAAAAGATAATTGAGTGTTGCCAGATGATGCTATAAATATACTATCAGAAGTACCACTAGCTTCTATATAATTATTAACATTTGAACTATTTTTGAAATATCTAAAACCACTACCTTGTTGACCGGTATATCCTTGTAGTCCTCTGGTAGTTTCTATAATAGATATTTGGGTAGCCAATAAGTCTCTAATAGTAACATCAACGCCCATCAATGTTCCGGTATCGCTAGGATTGTATGAAGCGACACTAACTGTGTATGTTGGTTGCTGGATTGGTAAAATAGTAGCCATAATTATACCACTTGAACGTTTATTGTTTCAGATATAGAGTATTGTAATTTATCAATATAAACTAGGTTTAACACAGTATTGCTATTTATAATTGCTGTGGATCTCAATGTAAATGACCAAGTATTATTATTGACATTATATATTTTATTTTGTATAGTATAGTTACAAATATCTCCATTAATTTCTATAATCGGCTCATTATCAATAGCCCACTGGCTAGTATTAGTATGATATCTTGGTGGTCTATTTCCTCCAGATATATTAAACGAAAGCACCCATTGTGTACCAATATTTACAGACAATGTTGTGCCACCAGCACTAGTAATAGTTAGTTCTAACGGCTTAACCAGTGTAACAGGAATAATGTTCGTGGTTGATTTGGGGAATGGGGCCAATATATTTTCTGTAATACCCATTCTAAGATCATAATCAACAAGATACGAATTAAATAGTCCAGTAATATTTCCAGTAATTTGAATATTCCATAAGCCATCTGTTATATTAGAACCACTAATACTTGTTGCTAAATTATGTGATAAGCCATTAATATCTAATACTTCACCTGTCTGATTTGCTAATGTTAGATAGCCAGATATAGAAGGTTGATATGAACCACTACCACCAAGAATTTGTGCAGCAATATAGAACGGAACTCCTGTTTGTATAATTAATCCACTGCCATAATTTATTGGCATGAATCCAGGATATGTGCTAGATACAGCTGGGGTGGAATCATCATTAGCCCTATGAATCCAATAAATAGAATTACTAATATATGGATACGAGTTAATATTTACAGTCGGAAAATCATCAGCTTTTCTTTCCATAAATAATTCATATATTGCACCACTGCTGATAATTGGAGCCGTATATCCTATTGATTGTGGACTAGCAGGATCTGCTGTTGTATTTTTGCTTATAAATGTTTTTGTTGCTGTGAATAATGAGTTTGTATTATCCCAATATAATCCGCTATTTAAATGTTTAATATAATATTTGATTTCTAATTCTCTATAGTTTTCTTTTCTATTTCTCTTAACAGTGGTATCTCCAAAAGAGCACCTTAATGCAAATGAATTTGACTGACCGTTATAAATGTAGGGAGGAACTGGAGCATCTGTAATTTCTAAAATGGGTGTTGGTACAACGACACCACTAATATATGCAACTCCAGTTTCATAACAATTAGTAAAGCAAATTTCTTCTTGTTCTCCAGAAGGAAAACCTGGTAACAATTGTGTTTCAACACCACTTACCAAAGTAAGATTGGGAATACTAAAACCAAATCCACCAGCAGAACACGAATTATTACTATCATAATTTTGTAGGGGGTAAGAATTACCTGTAATACTAAAAGCCATTGATGGTCTCATTTTACCAATTAATTTAAGTGTTGCTCCCTCATTTTGTTGTAATTCTCCATTTCCAAGAAGACATGTATTACATCCTATAGTTCCTTTTGGTAATCCTCCGAGATCCAGACTGGCTGGGACATTCATAGATGTTACTTCAAATGGCATAAGCTTAATAAAGCCCGATTCTGGAGTTAAGCCGGAGAATAAAGTTGGTGCTGGATTGCATAATGTAGATAGCTTACCATAATATTCATAATATAATTGTTGTGTAATATTATCAAAAAATTCTTGATTTGTAATATCGAATAATTGATATATACCATTTTTATTATTAGTTAAATTATTATCAAATACAGCAAATACGTTTGAAGAACTAATAGGTGATCTGCCAAAAGATATATTGACTCCGCTACCAGTTGGAGTCATTAATGTATATGTGCCAGTATAGTAAGTTGGACAATTATTTTCTGACAAAGTACTTCTACAAATCATTGCTCCAGTACTTGGATATGGCTTATAAACATGCTGACTTTCTGATTTAACATGAGGAGTATCATTAACATTTTGTTTGTATGTTGGACTAATATATCCAGAATAAGGGAAATAAATAGTCAAAGATAATGGATTGTCATCAATCGGAGTAACTCCTGCGGTATTCATAGTTACCGTTGCTTGCGCTGTCTTATCGTTTAATCCTGTTGCTCTTATAATAAATGGAGGGAAAACATTATTTTCTGGAAATGCTGTTGCTGTACCGGTTATGGAGATAGTTCCTGTGCCAGTATATAAACTAGGATGTAAGCCAACAATATTATTAGAAACTAGTGCTAATCCATTAGGTAATGATCCTATCAATTCCCATCCTTTAATACCTGTGGTATATGGACATGGTAATCCTCTTTCTGGAGAAATAATCTTAATATCTCCAGAAAATGGCAAACAGTTAGGAAATAATGAATTAGTTTGAAATGCTGACTGTACTTTTGGTCCAGGAATACCCAATGGAGTATATAGTATATTTGTAAAAGCAGTATCTTCTCCAGTAGAATCAAAAGCTTTTATGCTGATATTATATAATCCTGTGTTACAATTACTTGATCCAGTAAAATTAAATGACCATCTTAGGGTTGTATTATTAAAACTATAACTAGATAAGCATGGAGGACCATCAGGATCAATATCTGGAAAATAACCACTACATACTGACGGAAGTCCACTCAATAGTATTGTTGGAGGATAGTTAAGGTTAGATAGTCCTCCTACAACACTAAAACTAAGTGTCCAATCTGTTCCTTGTATTAACTCTTTAGTTTTATCTTCTTCAGGATTAACATTAATAATTTCTAATGGAGGATAATCAGTACTAATAACCTCTAATTCTTTCATTTTTAATAAACCAATAACACTAATAACATCTGTATCTAAACCTTTGACATCAATAGTAAAAGTATTAGAGTTTGGATCATCATAACTATATTCACTACCTATATTAGATATCTCTAATCTTGTATTCCACTTTTCGATAGGAGGATCTCCGGTATATCGTAATTCATATGTATTAGTAAATGGATTATATTTTTTATATGATAATGTTTCCGAAGTTGGCAGATCAGGATTTATAGTGAAATTGTTTGAGAGAGTGTTGTATTCTGAACGACAGCAATTAGGTATTTCTAGATTTATAGGATATGATTTATCTTTTACTGCATACCATTTTCTAAGATCAAAAATATTTGCTGGACATTTATATGTCATAGTGGTTGTGGTTGGAACTGAACTAATAATATCTTGAATATATAAATTGATATTATATAGTCCTGTCACCATATTATATCTATTCAAAGTATCTAAGTTTCCAGTTAATGATATGTCCCATCCACCAACATTGTAATCGTACGCCGTAGTACCAGTACCATACATAGATGGAGCATTAAATAATTGAATATATGGTAAATAAGAAGGTCCTCCGCCACCAAGAGTAGATATGTTAATTTGCCAATTTCGGCCAGCAAAAGTTATGGGATCAGGAACAAGAACAGCATCTATTACAAATGGATCGTAAGATATTATATTAGTAGAAAAATTATCTGTATATGGAGATAATGAAACCATACCATTTAATGTATAGCCAGTAACTCCAATGTTGCTAATAGTAATTCTCCATAATTCTTTATTTGTCGCTTGATTTAGTGCAGAAAGTTCGGGGTCGTTGATCTTTACGGAATTTACTGTTGCTCCTGTTGGATAATTTGTTAATTGAATAGTTGGATTTGTAGTCTCTCCAACTTCTTTTTGGTAATTAAAATATAATGTAATCGGATCAAGTCCAGTATTTCTAAATTTTACCGTATCTACTACATTTGTAATGCGTGGCGCATATGAGGCATTGGTACCAGTTACTTTAATATTTCCTGTATATGGAATTGTAATTGCACCAGTTATAGCCAATGGAACAGTATTATACACTGTATTAGTTGATGGAGTAGAACCAAGAGCATAAGCTTGCCATTTAGATAAATAAGTATTATAAGCTAGTCCACTACTAATTATTAGTACATTATTTCCACTGCCTCCGCTTATTCCTATGCTTGTTCCACTACTAACATTTTCAATATCAAATGATACTACCCATGGATTAGTTCCATTAGAATATGTTGTAGTTGTAAAATTGTTAATATAAGGACTTGGTGGCAATCCACTAATATTTAATATTGTTCCACTAACTCTTGATGATAATATGTCTTTAAATAAGTATGAAAAAGAAGATATATTATTTAACTCATTAATATATAGATCTATATACCATATATTTGAATATGGACTAATTTGTTCACTATAATTTAGTAGTCCTTGATTACCAGTAGGAATGCCATAAATGTGCTTAGAAGAATAAGAATAACTAGATTCTAATCCATATACTTGTATTTCTGGTCTATGGTCAGCCACTCCTGCGCCGCCACACAAGCCAAAACGTAAAGTAATACCACTATTTTGAGCTAATCCACTAGCAATATAATTATAATTACCAGAACTAATTAATGAGGTTTGTATATTATTATGATTAATAAGATCAACGCCTAATAATTTAAAATTATCTATATCTGTAGCTATTATATTTACGGTTTCACTTTTACTGCTATTAATAGTCCAATCAGCAGCTGCTGGAAATACAACAGTAGAGCTTAATCTTCCAGAACCAGCTGTTGGTCTATATAATCCACTATTAGAGCTAACAGATAAATACTTATTAAGATCATCAAGAGCAAATCTAAAATTACCGCTTCGAGTAGAATGTATGGTATTACCTGATAAGCTGTATCCTGTTATACTTGGTTCAAAACTAAATGACGGTGTTGTACTAACAAATCTATATCCATAATTAGGATTTTTGTCTGTTTGAATATTTTGTGTGCCGGTAATCATCATTGATATTCCGGTCGAACCAGTATTTCTCCAAACATTAACGCCTCTAGTTGCTTGAGTTGTGTTCCAAGCAGAATAATATTGATGAGAAGCATCATAATAAAATGGTGGAATTCTGGTTAATATACTAACTACTGTTGGAGCAACCTCATCTTTATAGATTGTGTAACTACCCGATATAAAATTTCTCCAAGCTTCTCTTAAATTATTACTTTCAGTATTTTGAGCAATAGTTTCTCTACTAAAACTAAATAAGTATGGATTATTTAGTGTTCCAGCATGGACATTATTGTAGAAAACTGGTGGTACTCCAATATTATTATTATTCAATCTAATAACTTCTCCACTTATAAAAGTGGTAATATATGAATTAAGCGGAACATAATTAAACGCATCAAAAGTATTCATACCAAGAACTATACCAGAATGAACTCCACTAGGACACTTTATATAAATTGTAGAATCATTGACTCCACTTAATCCTGTTACATAATATCCATTAGCATATACTAAATTAGTAGATTGAGGATAAATATTAGGTATTACATCAACCCAAAAACTATCATTCAGTTGAAAATAGTTGGGTATTCCAGAAAATCTAATACATAAACGACCAGATTCGCACGATCCAGCAATATCGGATATAAATGTTGGTACATCTCTCCAAGGATGTAGAATAGTGTCTCCAGCAAAATTTTTACCCCATAAACTAAATTTATCATCTGTAATATTATAACCAATATTATTGTATTGTAGAGTTCCTGTTCCATAGTCAGAGCCGGTAACAAATACTCTAGCAAAATCATATAAATACATACTATATTCATCAAAACTTTCAATTGTATATAATCCATTAGATAGAATACTACTGGTAGATCTAAAATCAAAAGATCCACGAGATTCTGTATGATAGGACGGAATCTGACTAGTATGTAAAAGATCATATATTTTTGGAATATTAAGAATAACTGGTCCAGAATTTGGAAGACCAGATGGCATATATCCACTTAATACAGCAACAGTAAAAGTGTCATTACTAACATTGTACATTTTACTATATGGTTTATTTACTATATATTTATTTCTTTGAGTATTGGGTAAAAATATACCAGATACAATACCACTATTACTGTTATCTAATAGATTAAAAGATATATTTAAATTATTATGAATATCTAGAGTTTTATTGGATGATAGTATTCTAAAATAATCTAGATAGCTAGGACAAGTAACTGTTAATGTATGATAATCCTGCTTATTAGATAATGATACAGAATAAACCCCTGTATTTTGTCCATTTGATGAGTATATATTACAAACAATTTCTGGATATATTTCTGTAACTAATAGTCCTCTGCTATAGATTGTATTATCGCTGGGTATTCCAGTACTTAATATTCCACTAAAATTAGTATACTTATAATTATCTCTAGCTTTTAGATATAATATAATATCCCCATAAATATTATTTAACCCTGATAAACCATAAGATGTCCATAATCCAGTATCGGCTGGTGATAGATATCCTGTGCCAGAACCGATAATAGAAACACCAGTGGAAGAGGTATTGGTAGATAAAATTTTAATAAAATCATTGTTTAATGATAGTGGTAATGATACACTAAAATCTAAATCTGAAATATTACTAACATCTACCGAACCATACCAATTAGGATTAGACAATAATCCCCAGTCAGAACACCTTATAATTTTGTTTCCAATATTATCTATAGTAGGGATAGTATTATTAATTTGAGATCTAAAAGTATTAGATATATAATTTTGATTATTACTATCTAAAGTTGTTAATACCTTATAAGCAAAAGTGCAGTCGCCGGTTCCAGTAACTGCCAAATAGAATCGATTAACATCTCCACTAACTAAAATAGCAGGTAAATTATTATATATAGAATTAGTACCAGTATTAGCTTCTGAACTATATCCACTATACCATATATTGTAGTATGTATTAGACAATCTTAAATTATCTAAACGAAAATCAAATATCGAGGCATTACATCTTACAGCATTAATTCCACTACTATATATACTAGCTTCTGGAATTAATAAAGGTGGTAAATTAATACTATCTTGACCAAGTGGTAAAATAACAGACGATGTAGCAATCAAAGAGTTGCTATTAAATGATGTCCATGCAAGATTATCGGCATAGTCTGATCCACTAGGAATAATTCCACTATTAAGAGTAAATATAAATTCGTGTCCTGTTGGTACAATATACAAGCACGTTGGACTATAGTGTGGGGGCTCATTAGGAACACATCCAATGATCGGGGCTGATGTTAATGGAGCATAAGTAGTTGCATGTAAAATAGTACTATAATCAGAGTTAGAACTTCTACTATATGTATATGTTCCAGTTGTATTATTGAATGATTTGCTAGAAGAAATACCCAAACCAGAGATTGAACTTGCTAAATAAACATATCCTGTTCCAGCAGAATACGAATTTGTGAGAGTATAATGTTTTTGACCACTATTATCTATATAAATATTAGCAATATTATCTAACGTATCATTAATAAATATAGTATCATTTTTTTCTAAATATAAATTATCTATGGATGGCGTAACACTAGAATTTACTCTATATTTTGATGTTGTTGGATATGATAATAAGATCATATCATTATTATTAATATAACATAATTGTTTTTGAGTAAATCCTATAGTATTAAGATCTATATAAGAAAAATTATCGTATAGATATTGTATATAAGAATATGGTAAAATATTTATGGTAGCATTGGTATCATCAATATAGTAATCCGGATTAAAATATACATTTTGTCCATCTCCTTCTGGAAATGGTGGGTTGGTATACAAATAAATATTTGGTCCGGATAAAGGGAGACTAGTATTTAAATTAAACTCTATCAATCCAAGATAGGAATTAACATATCCGCTAATACTATTACTTAAACCATATGTATTCCAATCACTACTATTATTTTTAATAATAGATAGCGCTTTGTTTTCACTATATAATTCAGACCAGTTATTATTTGATAAATTTATTCCAGTTGTTTGAAAATTAAATGATAAAGTTGTAGCATAAACGGAATGGGATCCTGGAAAATTATCATTCCATTGTGTAGTTCCTGTTGGTAAGACTGGAGAAATAAGATTGCCTTCGTATGTTGTTCCACTTGTCTTATAAATGTCAAATGATACTGTGCCGCTAATAGTTCCATAAATATTTTTATCAATATATGTTCTGTAAATCAGATTACCAGTAGTATTTTCTCTAAAAAATGACTTTGTATATAATCCAGTATTACGAACTTTGGGCATACCAAAATCGAATATTTGATCTGTTCTAGCTAATAATTTAATATTACCTGTACCAATATATATAGAAGAATCAAACGGACATTGATTGCTTAATCCATGATTAGGAAATTTTATAATACCATTTTTTGATCCTGATGGCCTATAATATAAACATTCTGTTATATGATTAATATTTCTGCCAAGAGTTATTGGTGCGCCAGTATTAAAAGGAGACCTATCGTATGGTTCTAATTTAACAACAAAGTTTTTTCTATATGTTGACCCCAGATCAGATGAATCTCTAGTGGCTTTTAACTTTGTACTAAAATCGGATTTAGGATAAATTACTACAGGATTAGCATAAGATTGGATATCAAGACTTTGATATTGATAAGGAGCTGCTGTTACTTCTAAGTTATTTGTTCTTGAAATATCATCATGATCAGTTACTAAGTTAACAGATAATCCATACGTTCTTTCTTGAGAATTATTATATATCTCTTTTATGGTATGGTGAGTTGCCATTGTAGCTTTTTTATATGCAGCATAACCCCTGGCCGGATCCCTATAGCCATAATTTTTTACTATTCCTGGTGTAATCTGAAAAGATGCTACGCCAGTATTTTTTTGTTTCGTGAACAGCAGCTCTGCTTCATACTCTAGAGTTTTGTTTTCTGGTAAAGTAAACGTTAAAATATTTACATATCCGGCAGCCTCTCCATGATACTTTAATGGTATATAAGATAATTGACCATGAGAATCTTTACGAGCGATACCATCTTGACCAACATTGAAATTTTTGAATCCACCTATTGATATTTGATCATCAACCCAGGTTTCTCCGTATTTACCAAGTGCTATGCTATTGTTTTTACCCGCAGAGCTTCTATAATTTAATGCTAAAGAATTTGTTCCAGAAATAGTATTTTCATACCCAACTGCTAAACTATTTTGAGCAAGAGCACTACCGCTGTTTGATGTTCCGATCACCAAAGAATTTGTAATATTATCATCCAAAGTATTTTGTCCGATAGACAAACTAGCATCATCCATATGGATATTATATCCTGTCTGATATACATAACTAGATCTTAATACCATAGGATGTCCGGAGGATGGTCTATGGAAAATTGGGAAGTATTCCAAATAACCATCATCTGGAGAGTTAATATTTGAATATGAAACCGTTGCACGACTTTGAATATGCGGAATGATAACATCAGAATTCAAAGTTCCTGTTAAATTAATGGCATTTCTGTAGTACCATCCATGTTGATCGTCTAAAAGATCAGAATTTAAGAATTGTACTAATTTATCGTTAGATCCTATATCAAATGGAGGTAACTCTGGTGTGGGATTACGTACAATTAGTCTGGCATATAATTGAATACTATTTAAAAATGTTTTTATACCACTAATTTGTTGTTCGCCAGTTACAGCAACATATTTACTATCTGCTCTTTCAAGAGTTAATACAACGCCGCTAGTACCAGGACTTTCTGAAGATATACGAAAAATATTTTCTGCTGGATAGTACGCTAAAACAGCATATTTTGCAGGAACATCGTTGTATCTGAATCGTATTCCTCTTATGTCATTTGTATTATATGGTTGTCCTAGTGTTATACTATTATCTGTAAAAAAACCGCTTTCGGCGGTAATATTTCCTAATATTTCTACATCATTTAGTATTTGTCCACCACCTTTATCGAAAGGGACATATCCTAAAGCATCTGTAATATCTAGATATTGTAAAACTCCAGAATCAACTATTAGTCCCTTTGCATTAAATTGTACCTTAGAAGCTGTGCCAGCAGTAACTATATCAGGTAAAAGGTTGGTCGATAATACTCCAGTAATATTACTAGCGTCTCTGTAATATGACGACTGTTGTCCATCCAATAAATCAGCATCTAATCCTGAACCATCTCCATCATTTGCTGAAGTCCATGGAGTACCTCCAACAGCCGCAATAATATCACTTAGAGTCAGATTAGTTCCGCCAATTACTCTGCCTTTATTATTTACATATACTTTAGTATAAGTTCCACTAGAAATAATATTAGATAATTCTATATGATCATCAAAAACAATAATATCATCTGAATTTTGTAGCTTTATCACAACCGATCCATTTGGTAGAGTAATATCTCCACCACCGACCAGCCCAGATCCGGCAACAACACTAATTTTTTGACCACTATGAACAATTTGTCCGGTGGGAATGGGATAGGTTGCTAATTTACTTCCATCATAGTATACTAAAGAGTTTAATCCAAAAAAAGTATTATTGGTGCCGCCATAGTTTATGGGTAAAATACCTTGATAAAAACTTGTATCAGATAGATCCAATGTACTTTTTGTAATAACAATATTAGTATCTATGCCTATTTGATTTTCGCCAACAATTGTTAATCCATCTCCAAGATTAGCATTAAGAGTAACAGTATCTCCACTTTGGACCTTGGATAGTCCTGTACCAGAATAAATATTACTAATAATATTTGTTTGAATACTATTTATATCTAGATCTGAACTAGATAATTTAGTCCCATCATAATATATTACTTTATCCGTAATAAAAGATGAGTTATTAGTACCACCACTATTAATAGGTAGTATATCAAAAACTACTCCATTTTGTCCCGCTGGACCAACCGGACCAATATCTCCTTTATCTCCTTTTGGTCCTGGAATTTTAGTAATCTCTATAAGCTCAGCCCTATTATTAGAACTGGTAGTAACTAGAACATTTGTTGTTACTAGTGTTTCACTAGTGCCATCTTGACTAGTAACTATAAGATATTTTGTGGGGTTATTAGAGTCTTCTAAAATATTTATTATAGTCATTTGATATTAGCATGTATTGCATGGGTCCTGTGGATCATAGTTACAGATAAATGCGTCGTCTCCGGGAACATTTCTTGTAACTAATGTTATAGTTCCTTTTAATATTCTAAAAACCTTTTTGCCACCACCATCATATAGATCGTTTGGCTCTTGTAATTCTAAATCGTAGTTAGCAGTTGAAAAAGTAAAAGCAGCCGTTGTGGTTGCTGGAAAACGCAAAATTATACGGCCAATTAAAGGATCAATATTAAATTGATATTCTGAATTAACAGTATTGGTTGTATATGTTTTTGTAGTATTATTGCTATCTAACCAGCGTAATCTAGCACACCAATTAGTAAGATTTATAGAAGTACCAGAATCATCCTTATAATCAAAAGATATATAAAAACTAGTACCCTTTTCAATGGTAAAATTATAGTCTGCTGCTGGCATAATGGCATCCTAATAGAAAATATAGCCATAATCTACTAATACAGTTATACACCTTTGCTGTATAAAGTGAAGCGTATTATAATTTGATCAAATTATGATTGTAATTGTTTTGAACGTCTAATTGCTCTTTTAACAACCATCGTAGCCAAAGATTTTACAAAAGGAATTTTTCGTTTCTTACTTTCTTCCGCTAACCATGCAATAATTGTTTCCATATTATTTTCACACCATTCAACTCCATTTTCATTCATTTCTATTGCATGTTTTTTGCAGGAACAGGTGGGGTTGCTCTTTATGCCTAAAGACGAAATCATGTTAGCCAAAATAGTACCTGGACCATTAGGATATTCTTCTAGTGTTTTAGGAAATAATGATCTAAGAGTTTTACCAATATCATCTCCTAATTTTTCTAGTAAACGATTTTCTATTTGTTCTTGAGTATAGTCTCCCCAAATATCATACTCATTTTTATCAACTAATAATAATCTATTCGGGATATGTTGAATTTGAGCATAAACGCTTTTTGATAATGGATTATCAATATATGATACATTTAAGGTTTTAAATTTTATGAGATTTGGCTGAACTAACTTATTGTTATGATCTGTAAATGGTGGGGGCTGTATAGCTATTTCTTGCGCCAGATTCATTGCTTTCTCCTATTAAAAGGGTATAATATATTATAGTTTTAACCATTACATTTGCAATATAATTATGATAAATTCGTGGGATTGTTTCGACACTCTGATTGCTAGATATTATCATTATCCGGTTTCTATATTTCGATTAATTCAAGATATTACTGGGGATGAAAATTTTATTGAAAGAAGAAAGTATGCGGAAAAAATATGTTCACAAAAAACTTTAGATGGTATATACCAACATTTGCCCGATCATGATCCAGAATTAGAACTACAACTGGAAAAAGAATATAGTTATCCCATTTTAGAAAATTTTAATAGGATAAATGATGGAGATATTATTGTTTCTGATATGTACTTGAACGAGGAACAAATATTAGATATTTTAAGATACCATGGATTAAATAAAGATATTAGAGTATATTCAACATATGGTAGAAAAGCCGATGGGTCGATATGGGATTCTTTGAAAGATCAATACGGCATACAATATCATACTGGCGATAATGCTCATTCTGATGTAAAACAAGTTCGCAAAAATGATCTTAAAGCAATATATTATGGCGGCTCATATTTAACAAATCATGAAAAGTTAATAGAAAGATATAGTCCATACTTATCATACTGGATCAAATATATTAGACTTAATAATCCTTATTTCGTTCCTTATCAAACAGTGCTTCTAGAAAATGGATCCATAAGTTACTACTACGGAACATATTGGATAAAAGAACAAAACGGAGAAATTACACTTCTGCAGCAAATAGACGATACTGGCAATAAAATCATATTAAGAGATAAATTTGATAATATTATTATTACTATATATAAAGAAGAAAACAAGATTACAATTATAAATGAGTATAATAACCAAGAAAATACAATATTTGCACAGTGGGTAGAGCAGCCCATTAATACAAAAAGATTCGACGAGAAAATACTATGGAGTGAACAGTGTTCTTATAACACGCCACTACTAATTAATAGTAGTTATTTAATACCTAAAGATATTATTTTTTCCTATCGTGACTGTTACTATTTTAAAAAAATATACGATAGTATTTTTGGCACAAACATTCCAGTATTAGAGTCTTGTAGAAATTCTTACTACTATCCATATAGTCAGGAATATATAGATTACGTATTAGATATTACTAGAGATAAGGTAATAGTGGATCTTCATGGTACAGGATATAGCTCGGGTAGTTTTTTTGGAAAACAGGATGTAAAACAAAAAATTATGTTCGTATCGGAACATAGCGATAGTATTCGTAAAAATACTGGCATTCAGAATCTAAACATATGTTTTGATAGAATATATAAAGAAGATATAGAAAACACAAAATTTCATCATAATAAAAGAGCATCAAAAGCTGGACTAAAATGTTGTAGTGGAACAATGTTAGAAAAATTCAATATTCCTCCAAAATTAGGACCAATGGTGGGTTGGAATGGAGAATGTGTTAGAAAAAAGAGCGAACATAACCAAGATATTTGCAATATTTTTGATAAAGTTACCGATTGTGTTATTAGTAGGAGCAAAGTGTATATACCATATATTGATGGAGTAGATGATCTTACAGAAGTCTTGCTTAAAAAAATGAACGAAGACAATTATACTAATACTGTTATTCATTCGTTATGGGATCCAGTTAAAAATATAAAACTAAAATGATATTACTATATAGTAAAGAAACTGCTATTATTACTCTACCAAAAACTGGTAGCACATCTTTATTTGAAACATTATGTCGTCCACCATACTATGGGGTTTTTTGTATAGGACCAAGCGGTGACGACCCCAATTATTATGATCATCATTCTATAATATTACCTCAAGCATCATTTAAGTGGAAAGTAATAGTTGTAGTAAGACATCCTTTACAAAGATTTGTGAGCTTATGGGGTCATCTTGCAAAAGAAAGAGTAACTCAAATGCTAGACGCCCCAAGTATTAATGATTTTGTAAATATCATAGCAAATAATAATCATTGTTTTTATTTTTATCAATGGAATCAAAGTAAAATACTAGAAAAAGCAAACTATGATTATACTGTTGTCAAAACAGAAACTTTAGAGGATCAATTATTAGAATTAGACGTATTGGATAAAAGAGGAGATCTTATGAACCTAAATACTTTTAATATAAATCAAAGAACATTACCTTATCATCAAATATTATCAGAAAATATGATTGAAAAATTAAAATGGTGGTGGGAACCAGATATTTTAAGATTTAATTATAATACAGATTATGTCTCGGATTACAATATTTAAAAACAGGTTTTTAAAGTCCATGATGAATTACCATAAAATCCACCACCAAAACCATTATCTTTACAGCCAAAAGTAATAGATTCTCCTGGTGCTAAAATAACAGAATAAGACCAAGAATGAGATCCATTTGTAGTATTGTCCGATCCGCATGGACTTCCATAGGAACTCCATGAGAATGGATATTGTCCTGGTTCATATATTGAGCCATTAATTAGTAAATCATCATTAATACCACCGCTAGCTTCTAATAATGCTGGAGAGGAATAATTATTAGTAATTGTAGCTATATTGCTAACAGAAGCACATTCTGCAACATTTCCAGATATTGTTCCGCTATCTTGTTGACATTCTATGTCTTCGGCTTCTGGATTATTAGTATCAATTACTATACAACTTTGTACTATAGGTTTATCAACTGTTGTTACAATCTTAGTATCAATTAATGAACCAGTTATTGGTTTTATCTTAGACCAATTTAATTGTTGTATATCATCGATTGTTGATGAGTTAGAACATTGATTTATTAGTGTGTCTTTTAAGTTTTTATATAGTATAACTTTCTCAAAATAGGTTTTAAAAACTACTATTAGATCACTATAAGATAGATTATAGATCTGACCGCTCTTATCTGTAAAGGGTGGCATAGAGGCATCAGTATCATCATCATATAAAGCCTGGGCATAACTAAGAATACTTTTATATGATATTTGATCATTTATAGAAGATCCTAAAATAATATTTTTGCTATTTATAGTGACTAATATGCCCTCCTCTAGTGTAGAGGAATAGGAGGTGTTGATTAGATCAATTTGAGCGTCTTTAAAAGTTTGTAATGGGGGATCGCTAATAATACCACTAGCTAAATAACGATATATTATATAACATTCCCAGTCTGTGGTGTCTTCATTATTATCATTAATATCACATGTGGGTATAAGATTATTAGAAGAGGGTGAAATAATTTTAGTTTCTAGTGTACTTTTATCAGTACGTAAAACAGGGGCAGTCTCTGATTTATTAGCTATAACTGTGATACCGCTAGGTATTACATTAATGAATGAATAAGAGTATTTATTAGAACATAAGTCAATGGTATTAGTATAATTACATATCATATTATATCTCTATTATGGTGATTCTATATACTCGCTGCAATTATTTCCACACCCTCCATTACATGTAACAGGTAGTATTGATTGTGATGGCCTACAACAAGTTTCTCCATCAACAGAACAACATAAACCATATTTAAGAGGAGGGGATCCCCATATAGCACAACCGTTCGCTAATGCTGCTAAATAGCCAGGATCATTGCTTGGTGGACAGGGTCCTATGCTCTCTCCATATGCTATTGCATCCAGACTGCCCTGTTGTGTATAAGGCCAAAAGTGCTCTTTGATAGTAACTCCACCACTATTAGGATAGTCTCCATAAGATTTATATGTTGTTACTCCATAATACGTACAATCTGAGTTTTGGCCACAAGCATAACATTGACATCCTACTTCAATACAAACGCCATTAATACATTGTTCACAATTAGAAGGACTACATGGTGGATCACAAATATCTGGCGGTAAAACTGAAACCTCTTTATATGTAGAATAATTTATTACTGTATTTTCTTTAATTATATTTTTGCTTACTTTGTTATTACAATAGTACTTATTAAGAATATCATCAGAAGTTTTGATAGTTTCTAATTGATTTAATAAATCGTCTTTAGCCTTTTTTTGATCGGATACTATCTGAAAATACTTAGTAAGTATATTTTTAAGAGTATTATAATTTAAGTAGTAGGCAATATTATTAATGTCCAAAATGTATGGCATAACACTATTAGCATCTTCGTTATATAGTATATTAGCCAAACAAATAACATTTCCTAAGTGTATCTGATTTTCTATTTTACCATCTAGGATTATTGTATTATAACTATCTATTTTTATAGTAACTCCGTCTTGTAAATTATTATCATAATTTTTGATAGCATCTTCTTTTTGAATGGTATTTAATGTTGCTAGTGATGGCTGAGATACAATCTTATTATTACTAACATAAATTTCATAGCATTCCCAAACGCTCATAACTTCTACTATGTCATTATTATCACATGGTAAAATATACAAATTAGAATCTGGAGATATTGTAATTATTTCCCCAGTATCTTTATCTGTACGAATTACACTAGTAGTTATATCACCAGAAGTTGATGCTGGAGTAGTAACATATTGATATGAAAATTTATTAAGACAGTAATCGTAGATATTTTGGTAATTACAAATCATAACATGTTCCATCAATGCATTGTTGAGTATCGGGATCACAAGGTGGATCACATAATGGATTAAGTGTTTCATAAGTTAAAACACTAAATTTTACAATAGTATCATTACTAGCTGATAAATTGCTAGCTTTATTATATGTTATTGTTGGTAAAGATGTATAAAAAACTTGTTTTTGAACATCTTCTATAGTAGAAGAACTATTAATTGTAATAATTAGATTATCCAATATGAGTTTATAGTTTTTTAGCTTATTAAAATAGTTAGATAATATATTGCTTAAATTATAGTAATTTAAAAAATGAGCATTATTATAGTAATCAACTAATGGTGGTAGTGGATCAGTACTATCATTAGCGTTCATAAGGGTGGCTAAAGATAATATATTACTAAAATTAATAATATCATCATTTAATGCTGGTAATAAAATTGTATAGTTTGTTTTTTCAGAAACTGTTGTATTAGAGTATGCTCCATTTTCAGATGCGCTAATATCAGTAGCAAAATTATTAATGGTTATTAATATACCATTACTCAAAACATTATTATACTGAGTAGTAATATTCTTAATTTGTTGTTCTTTGTATTGCGATAACGGTGGATCAGATATAAACCCGTTATTGTTTTTATACCATAGATAACATTCCCATGCTGTTAAGTCTGGATCATCATCAGAAAGATCGCAAGTAGATATGGTTAAAGTTGATGAGGATTCTAATAATACTTTTTGTTGACTATTTTGATCAGTTCTATACACTGATCCATCATATCCAGTATTTGGAATAGCATAGCCATTGTTAACAGAAAAACTAGCATATTCATAAGCATATTTATTAGAGCATAAGTCATAAATGTTTGCATAGCCACATATCATAACTAATCCTTAACTAAACTTAAATTCCGATAAGTCTATACAACTAATATTACCAGATACTAGTCTTATGTATCTTGTATTAATATTAGTATTAATTGGAACTTCTGTAGTCGAATCTTTAAATACCGCTGTAAAGGTAAATGTAGCAAAATCAACTAAAGTAGTCCAAGTAGATCCATTATTGCTATATTCTAGTTTTGTATGATTAAGATAAGTCGCTCCATAAGAATAATGAGGTCTGATTTTTATAGATCTCACATTTCTAATCGATCCAAAATCTGCTGTTATATAAGCTAAACCATTAGCGCCGGCACATGAACTAAATGTGCTTCCCGCATTATTAGTATTATCTCTTAGAGCATTAACTAAAAGACTAGGACTAGCAGCACCGCAACAAGGTGTACTAGTTGTAAAAGTCCAAGAATTTGGAGCAGGATAAGTTGGATATACTGTTAGTGCTGTGGATGCATAAGTACTACTCCAATAAGCACTATTTTTACTCAATAATTGCAATGTATATGTTCCTGCACCGGAGATCGGAACATTAGCTGATGTTACTCCACTATAACTGATATATTTTATGTCTCCAACCATTTGATTCCAATATTGTAGACGATATGTTATATTAGATGGAGAGTCAAAACCACTACCAACAGGTCCAAGTGGCACTATCCAAGCGATATTAATTCCAGTAGTACCCAGAGCAAGGGTAGAAAAAGAAGATGGTGGTAATGGAGCACCAAGACCTTTACCTAAATAAGATGCTGTTGATGACCAAGGACTAACTCCAGTAGCATTGTATGCCCTAACTCTAGAGTACAAATTAATTCCAGAATGGGTAATACATCTTGTTCTATAATTAATATTCCCTGATGTATAAGCTGTAGTAAGCTGACTACTAAATGAGCTATCAGCAGCATACTGTATTTCGTATCCTGTTATTGGTAATCCGCCGTTATTTGTTGGTGGATTCCAGGAGATCCGCGGCACATAGCCATTTGTAGAAACCCCAGTAGCTGTACCAAATGTAAAATTACTACAAGTTGCACCAACATTAGATCCAACTATTTCGTATGAAAGAGGAAATGAGCCAGCTAATAATGAAGTTATACCATTTCTGGTTACTGGATAATATTGGGATAATCCATCTGTAACAAAAATATATGCGGTACCTGTTTGTGCTGCGCCCAATGCCCCCGCATGAACGACTGATGTTCTTGTATCGCTCTGTCTAATATAAGGATTAACACCCCAAATAAGTCCACCAGTAAATGGAGTTGTAATAGAAACTCCATACATTGTATTATAGTTAACAGAAGTATTATTAAGAGTAGATAAATTAACTGGCAACATATTAAAGTTATTACTAGCTGGAACTTGTAATATAGTTATTAATGTATTACTAGGTGCCGTTGGAGCAGAATATGGGGAAACTGGTGTTGTTGCGAACGCTACAGAGAACGATCCTGTACCTACGCTATTAATAGCTCGTGCTCTAAAAATATATTGAGTATTATTTGTTAATGATGTTACAGTGTATTGGAGTCCTGTTGTAAAAATATTAGTAACGTTAGTATTAAAAGTAGAATCTGTACTATATTGTAAATTGTATCCCGTTATTGCTGATCCCTTAGATATTGGTTTAAACCATCCCGCATTTACTGTTGCATCACCGGGATTTAAAGTATGTATAGTAATAAATTCGGGAGCTTGTTTGTTAAGAGATATTGATGAACTATTATTACTAGATCCAACACTATTATTAGCTTTTCCTCTAAAATAGAATGTATTATAATTTCCTGTTATTGGAACATCAAAAGTTATACTACTAATACTATTTTGGGTTGTAAGCGTGAGAAGATTACTAGTGAACCCCGAACCCGAAGAAGCATAGATAGTATAATTGATGATCGGAGATCCTCCATTATCTGATGGTGGATTCCATGATAGACTAACGGTATCATCATCTACCCAACCAGCATTAAATCCTGATGGTGGATTAGGGACAGTCACTGGTTTGTTAGGAACTGCTAAGATGCCAGATGAATAAGTTCCATAACCTAATTCGTTATAGGCTCTCATTCTAAAATAATATGTTGTATTATTAGTTAATCCCGTAACCGTAATTGACTGATAGTTGGCAGCATAAATTGATGATGTTGTATTACTGGTAAAAGTTCCTGTTGTACTACGCTCTAAATTAACTAGTGAAATAGTATTACCACCATTACCAGTAGGAGGTAAATAGGATAATGTTACAGAAGCATCTCCAACAGAAGATGAGAGGTTAATCGGCGCACTTGGTGTGGTTTTAACTAATGTGAATGATGATGGAGTTCCTGTTCCGGCTAGGTTAATAGGAGTAACTCTAAAATAATAATTTCCAGTTGATGTTAATTCATTACTAAATTTAGCTATATTAAATTGTAATTTTGTACCATTATAGTATAAAGATAATCCTTGACTAGTTGTTGTTTGAGATGTTGTTAGTGGTACTGGAGAATAAAAAGTGCTATTATAAAGTGGAGTTGTAGAAGTATCTGGAAAATTAGAGTACATTGATCTATCAATACGGTATCCTGTTATTGGCGACCCTCCATTATTTGTTGGTGGATTCCAATTAACTATAGTTTGGTCAAAACCCCATATACCAGTTAAAGATGAAATGCCCGACGGAACAGTATATGCTGGAGCAACTTCAAATAAATTTGATAATAGGGAATCTCCAGCAGAATTAGTAGAATACAATTTAAAATAATAAGGACTACTATCAATTAATCCCGTAATAGTTCCAGTAGAATCACTAAACGATTGTATATTAATAAGATCACTAGGATTAGATCCATATAATGTTGTGTAAGAAATAGTAGTATCAGTATTTGTTGGTGGATTCCAATCAATATCTATTTTCCCACTACCTCTAATAAAACTAGCACCATTAATAACTCCTGGTACTGTAATATATGGAATTTCACTATCAATATAAAATTCTAAACTTAATTCAGAATGTGGTTGCTTAGATTCTGCAAAAACATTAAGATAAGAATCATTACTAATAGATGCTGTAAAGCTTTCTATTAAATTATTACTATTTTGAGCTACAGTAATTTTAGCCGTATTAGACCGTGGTGTAACTGGCAAAGGAGTACTAACTCCAAATTTTTTGGTACTATTTCCAGCTCCTGTACCAGCTTTTAATTTTGCTTCAACTTTTTGATAAAACTTTTTGCATCTGGTTAATTCTTCATTACATATTACTGGTTTAAAACTAGTAACAACAGACCCAAGTTCTAATTTAGCGCGTCCTATATCAATTATAGAAGTATTATTCAAAGCTCCAGAAGGAGATATCTCAACCATTAGTGTTGATGCATTATTTGGTACGGTAAAAGATTTGCTATAAAGTGTCCAAGAGTCTGTTAATAATGTTCCACTAAATGCTGAGTCGATGATTTCTGTTTTACCATTAACTAAAGAATCAAAATTAGTACTATAATAAACTTTACCATATACTAATCCTGTCCAATTGCTTTCGCTGGGTTTTTTAGCATAAAAACTAAAAATGGCCGGTTTGCCCCTTAATCCCGATGTAATATCACTATCTACTGCTTGAGATAATACTGGATACGATCCTGAAGATAGTGTTGTTAATCGTATATGATTTGTAGCATTATCTAATCCAATATTACCGGCTATTCTTGATGCTTTATTTGCTCCGTTAGAAACCAAATACCAACGATCTGCTGTGAAACCCCCAGCATAAAAAGGAGTACCTCTTTGCCATATGTCAAAATTACCATTAATTAATAGATTGTCATTAACGTTTCTATTAATATTTTTAGCATAATTTAATATCTTTACCATAATCACCCCATATCAGGTTTATCTTTTTCGGATAAAGTTTTGTTTATAGCATTTAGTTTTTCATATAATTGACCAATAGCAACAAGATCACCAGCCTTAAAAACGCCTCGTTGAGTAGCGAGATCAATAATTACCATTAGATTTTGAATATCACCAGCATTTAATTCCATGATTTTCTCCTAATTAAACCTCAGAAGGTGGAGGAGCAACTAGCCCCTGTTCTATTCCGGCCTTCCTTATATATAATAGTAATGATTGTACTATATTTGCAAGGTCATTATCTTCGGCACTCTTACTTAAAATATTATCAATAATGATATTAGTACCCGGATCGCTTGGCATAAATTCTGCAACACCATCAAATACTCCAAATTTTCTTAGTTTAACCCTTGCTACAGCATCTCCATTAACATTAGGTGCAGAAATATTTACCTCTTCCACCCAATATCTATCATATGTTTTTGCTGGTATTACAGATATTTCTACTGGTTCTATGTGTGGTAGCATTTTATTCTCCTTCTAAAGCCGATAGTCTATTTTTAAGTTCATTAATTTGAGTCTGTTGTTCTTGTATGGCCTTAATTAATAAAGCAACCATGTTACTATAATGTATAGCATCTGGTCTGTTTTCGTTGTCATATTGTACAAATTCTGTTAAACCAGCACTATCTACTTCTTCAGCGATTAAGCCACCGAATATTTGATTTCCATCATTTTGACTTTTAAATGTGACACTTCTTAATTTTAGTACCTCATTTAATCCATGAGTGGCATCATTAATTTGTGTTTTATATCTTAATGATGATGTTGATCTATATAAAAATCCATCACTACTAACAACCATATTAGCGGCAGTTGCTGTTACGTTATTATATGGAGATACTGCTGCTGTTCCTGTATTTATTGCTCCATCATCTCTTGTATAAAGAAGTGCTGTTGCGCTACTATTTGATATATAAAAAGAAACTGTTGAACTAGTAGCTCCTACTCCTCTTACTTCGAAACGATACGTTGGAGATACACCAATACCAGTATTACCAGCAAAATAGTTTTTACCAGTATGTTCTACATAAATACCCCATCTATTTGTTACTGTTGCCCCACTGGAAACATCTTGACAATAAATATCAAAAGCATTAGTTATTGTTCCAGTAGCTCTCCATAGCATATTTTGTATGCCAATAACAGTAGTAGTTGTTGGAGAAACAGCGGAAGTATTATAATGTCCGTATTGATTATAAATTCCAAATAATGCACCTAATGATCCAGCGTCATTAGTTAATCCGTAATTACGTAAATTATTATTAGTAATTGAAATAGCGCTAGCGCTATTGCTTCTTCCAGAATCAATTTTATGATATATATTACCTTCAAAATTAGTAATTGAATAAGATCCATTGGTTGTTGTATATGAATAAACAGTTGGTACTAAGCCAGCCCCAAAACCAGTATTAGTAAAAGATTTTAATGTTAATATTGCTGGAAATGATGCGGAAGAAGAATCTGCTCGTATTCCTCCATTAGCAAATAATTTATAGTCATTAACTGGTGATGCTCCTAATCCAATATTGCCTCCACTTTGTATAGTTAGTAGCGTACTTTCACTAGCTCCATATCCAGCATTTTCTATTAGTTTTAATGATCTTGTGCCACTACTAGCATCATTCTGCCAAGCAAATCCACCCTTACCATTAACGTCAATTTGGATAGCTGCCTTGCCAGTGCCAGCACTTTCCGTTTGCAGACCTTGAGCTGTTATTAAACCATCACTAGCTGTAGTATATGATAAAACTCGTCCTCTAATGTCTACTTTAAAACCACTACTAACAGAAGTTGTTCCTATTCCAACACTACCATCGCTAGTTATTCTCATTCTTTCAGTAAGTGTAGAGCCGCCATTATCTCCGTCCTTATTAAAGAATGCAATATGAGTACTAATCTTATTAGTCGCTGAACTAGGAATAAATGCAATTTTACCTCTATACCACCCGGTGATGCCGTCGTCGCCTACACCGACGTTGTATGTGATGCTGCGGTCAGAGGCGTTGCCAAATATGTCAAGATCGCCGCGCACCTGTAGTGCTGATGATCCCGCTGTTGCTGGTGTTACACCTATGCCAACTCTACCAGCACTATCAATTCTCATTCTTTCAGTAGCAGCATTTCCAAATGTATTAGTATTAAAATTCAAATAACAATTTCCACTAGTAGCAACTCCACCTATTGTGACCGGAAAAGTATTATCAGTATTACCCCAATGTATAGATCTACTGGCCCCTCCGCTTTCAACAAAAGCAAATCCACCGCCAGTGATAGTTAATCTTCTCAAAGGATCAGAAGTTCCTATTCCAACGTCTCCAGCACTAGTTATTCTCATTCTTTCAGTATTATTAGTTCCAAAAGTTAATGCTTTATTTGGTTCAACTCTTATAACAGCATCTTCTGTTCCCATTAATCCAATCAATAAACCACTAGCAGTAGTAGTATCTATATTTGATATTCTTAGATAAACATCATCACCTGACGATCCATGAACTTGAAGACTCTGTGTAGGAGAGGAAGTTCCTATTCCAACACTTCCAGCACTATTAATAGTAAATAAATTAGTTCCAGATGAATTTTCCACTTCCATATACGATGCTGTTTGAGAAGTATCTCCAACTAATCTTAATCCAACATAAGCAGCAACTTGGTTAACTCTTAGTGTGGCCCATCCAGCAGATAACGCTGCTGCTCTACCAGTGCTAATAAAATCATTATTTATTCCATTATTACCAAATAACGCTCCACCAGTTCCTCCAGATATTGTGCGACCAGTATTAATTTGTACGTCGCCATTAGAAGCAAATCTTACTCTTTCAACACCGCTAGTACTTATTGATAATGAATTTGTACCAACAGAACTAATCTGACATAATCCAGTATCAGTATCTCCAAGTATACTAATTCCCGGTGCTGCTGCTGTTCCAGAGGAGAAAACTGTTTGGGTGCTAAAAGTTTTAGCTCCACTCATAGTTTGAACGCCAGTTGTTCGTATAACAGTACTATCAACAGCTATACTATCAGCACTAACAGTTATACCATCGCCCTGACCAATATCAATCGTTCTATTTGCTGCTAAACTACCGCCACCCGCTAATCCACTGCCAGCAGTAATTGTGGTACTAGTTGCTGCTTTAGTGTCAATCTGAGTTTGAATAGCACTAGTAACGCCTTTAACATAACTTAATTCAGTAAGTGAAGGATAGGTAGCAGTTGCTAAAGATACTAAATTTTTACTAGAATCAAAACTAGCAATTGTACTAGCAGTTTGATTATTAAGATTAAGGTTAGTACCATCAAAAGTTAAATTACTTTCAGCATTAATTCCAACAGAGCTTCCAGTGCTAGTAAGTATTCTATTATCACCACTATTAGCTATTGTTGGTAGTAAACCACTAACACTACTATTAAAATTACTAACGCTAGTTCCATTAACAATAAGAGTAGTAAAATTTCCACTAGGAGATGTTATAGTTCCGCTAGTATTAATGTTGTGATTATGATAATTAATAGCCATAATTTAACCTTTTATGGGGTTCCATAACTAACTTGACTAATATCTAATACCCCTACCCAACGTATATTTTTGCTACTTAATCCAGTTACTCTAATTTCTAATGCTTCATTAGTATCATCAGCCACAACAGTAGCACTAGTTCCACTCATAGCTCCTTCACTATCATTTTCCACAACCAAACTGCCTACTAATGCTGTTCCATTTGCTCCATTTCGTCGTATTCCTCCTCTAATTATCCACCATGCTCCAAGACTATCAGTATCATTATAAGCACTTAATTTTAAGCTAAATGTCCAAACGCTTTGAGCAGGTATGGTCGGTCTATTAGAAGCTCCGGGAGTATTTCCATCTAATGTTAATACAACATCTGCTGTCGAATCAGTAGTAGTTCGTCTAGCAACTAATATAGTATGTTGGGCATCTCCAGCATTAGCAAAATTACCAGCATGATGAGATAATGAGGTTCCATCAAACGTAAAATTACTTTCAGCATTAATTCCAGTACTACTTCCCGTACTTGTTAAAACTCTATTATTTCCACTATTAGCTATTGTGGGTAATAATCCAGTAACTCCACTACCAAAATTAGTAATGTCAGATATGGTATGAGTATGATTTAGTTGAGCATATTGTGCGGGACCTCCTAAACCAGCCCACTCTACAACATCTCCAGAAGCTCCTGGAGAACTTAATAAGAAAGATGTTCCATTTGTAGCAGTATAGTCTTCACCATCCAGTAATTTAAATCCATTGTAATATACTTGTAGATTACCAACTAAATAATTTGGAGTAACAGTAAAAGTATCTTTAGCTGTTGTTAATATCTCATATCCAGTAATGGCAACCGCATATAAATTTATTGTTAAGTTTCCATCATTATCATTATAAGAAACACTAAGTCCTGTTCCGGCAACTATTCCTGTGCCTATTATATCCATAACATCTTCTGCTGATACTGCTCCGCCAGATGATGTGCTATTTATTGTATAATTTCCATTATCAGAAGATATACTAATGCCTGTTCCAGCAATTATATTTTTAACTGGTAATAATCCACTCACGCTACTATTAAAATCAGTTATTTGACTACTAGAGTGAGTATGGCCACTTAAACTAACCCCGGTGCCATTCACCAAAAGATTTTGACTAAAATTTCCTGTTCCAACAACATCAAGTTTATACGAAGGAGAACTTGTTCCTATTCCAAATCTATCAGTACTAGCATCTAAAAAGAGTAGATTTTGATCATTATCTCCTTCTACTCTAAAATCATAATTACTGCCAAATTCATTAATTATAGTTTCGGCACTATTCAGTCTAATTCTATCACCACCAATATACATATAACTAGATGAAATTATAGTTTCATAGCTAGAATCATTGCCACCAGCTCGAATACGAACATTATTTCCAGCTTTTGCACTAATTAATGTATCTTCGCCCTGACTATAAATAATAAAATCATTTGTTCCCGTAAGAGCTGGATGAGTAATTTTTCCACTAACTGAAACATTTCCAGTAAATGCTCCACTACCAACAACATCTAATTTAAAAGTTGGAGAACTTGTTCCTATACCAATATTTGTTCCATTGTCATAAATTATACTATTATTTAAACTATTAGTTCCAGTCCATTTTGTAACATAGTTGGCTGAGCCAGTTCCTGTTGGAACCGCTGTGCCACTAACTTGTAGTGTAGTAAAATTACCACTACCTCCAGTAATATTAACACCACTAGGAATATACGCTATATATTGTGTTCCATTACCATCAAATGTAATACCATTTTGAAAAGTATGAGTAGCATTTATAGTTCTAGCAGTATCTATATGCACATATTGAGTATGATCATCATCACCTAATCCGAATAGACTACCGTGATCATTCTGAGTAACTCCAGCAATATTTGTGATTATAGCAAGTCGTAAATCTAATACGGTTTGTAAACTAGCTTTTGGAGTATTAGTAAAAGAAGTCTCTGATTTAAAAATTAATCTATATAATATTTTTAGTTCATTAGCAGGAATATTTGTTAGATCAATATCGCTCCAATTATTATTATTTTCTGCATTACTCAAATTATCGTCTACTCTTTGACCCATAATTGCAAATACTGGATCATTAATATCATTAGTAGCAACAATCCACATAGCAAAAAATTTATTATTCCCAACATTTGCAGTTGACCAGTTAGGTGGCGGGCCAGGATTGTATAGATTATATAACGATCCAGTACCATTATATTTTAATGGAATTGCTGTGGCTGTATCTTTTACCCATTGTCCTGTATTTCCACTATGATAATAAACTGGTAAATATCCAGTTGGAGATAGTATTTGGGTGAAAGATTGGTTTCCGCTGCCATTAATAACATCTATTATAATATCTTCTTGATATAAAGTTCCATCAGAAATATTAAATGTCACATGGCTATTAGAACTTCCATTGCCAAGTAATGTATAATTACCAATACTTAATCCTTCAACATATTGCATACCGAATGTATTATGGATCCACTTATGAGTAGTAGTATCCATTCTAATTCCATGGCGTTCCTCCCCAAAAAATGTACTCTGGTTTATATCACTATTCCAGTGAATATATGCTATTGGAACATCATCTATAAAATCAAAAAATGTATTCTTTGCTTGTAACTGATATGGTTCAGTGGTGGAGAAATGAATATAGTTTAAGGCGGTTCCAGTATTAATAACAACTGTTTCAACTCCAGTTTTAGAAACCTTTATTCCCTTAATATATACATCATAAAATCCACCAGATGTAGCTGGTTGTATAGTAAATGTGCGGGTACTATCATTAAAACTAAGTAAACTATCATTTTTATCAACAAATCCTTGTGGCTCTTGACTTAATATATTAATTTCAGTATGTAAATTATCTATAGTTAATGTGCCTGATGTATCATTATAGGTTAAATTAACACCAGTGCCTTCAATCATTAAACCGCCACCAACCCTGTCATCAACAGCCTCATTAAAATTAGTAATATCACTAGCTAAATGAGAATGACCACTAATGCTAACACCGGTTCCATTAACTTGCAATGTGATAAAATTTCCACTAGAGCTAGGAACCCACAATCCACTAACACTATTATACTGTAAAAATTGTCCATTAGTCGCCCCGGTTACAGCAACATTATGAAGCTCTTCCAACTCATAACCATTTTGAACTCTAACCTCAATAACTCCTTCGTTTTGATGAGTTCGTACAATAGTTCCTATAGCCACAATATGATAAGGAGCATATGGTTTAGTTGTTGTTAACGCTCCTGATATTGTAGGACTCAAATATAAAACTGATCCATTAACATCCCCTTGAGGAGCAGTTGGGTTAAACTGATCAGTATTTAATCCTGTTAATGCGCCGAGCACAATAACTCTGCCTGTGCTCATATTATCTATAGCTTCGTAAGTTATTCCATAAGTACCAGCGCTACTAATATCAGCAGTAGCAAGAGCTTTTTGTATAGTAGGAAGATCACCCTGACCACCATTTATATAAACAGCAGTCATTTTGGGAATACTAGCCCCTGTTTTATTAAATACTGTTGTAACAACCGAAGCTGATGTTTCAACAGATGTCATAGTATTGCTAATGGTATAAATACCACTAATACTAGAAACCGATATATCTGATCCTGCAACTATGTTTTTGACTGGAAGAAGTCCGCTAACAGCATTATTAAAATAAGTGCCGCTAAGATTAACAGGATTTAAATCTAACCAAGAGCTTGTTCCATTTCCAACTTTTAGTAAATTATAGGTACTATCATATCCTGGTTCACCACTAGATAATACTGGATTAATGCCGGACCATACCGCATCTGTTCCTTTTCTTAATTGTATAAGATCATTTACTGGCATAAAGTATCCTTAAAAAACTACCAGTATAATAAATTATGGAGAACCACCATCAATTACAACATAGTGTAAATAAGTTGGATTATTAGTACTAACACCACTAATTCTTGTTAATCCATCAATAACCGTGCTAGTTTGTCCAAGGTTAACTGTGGTATTACCTAATGTTATTCCACTACTAGCCAACTTTGTAACAGGAATATTATTTGGTAAATAAGCCACTCCAATTGTACCAGCATTAATATTACTAGCATTTAAATTAGTAATACTAGATCCATTACCATTAAATGTAGCATAAACTGTGCCAGCATAGAAACTGCCAGTACTATCTCTTGCTACTATTGTACCAGTAGCATTATCATGAGTTGCATTACTAGTTATAGTATATGCTGTACCATCATCGGCATTTGGGGATGTTGCTGATAATCCTGTACCAGCAACACCAACTGTGCTAGCATATTGTCCAGTAGTATCGGTGCCAAGAGCAACGCTATTACTAGCAATAGTTGTATTAATGGTAAGAACGCCATTAGTTAAATCTGTGAGCGTTACGCTGCTGGTACCAGTAACATCACCAGTTAATGTGCCAGTAATAATAGGACTAGGTAAACCACTTAAATTAATAAAGTTTCTATAATAAGATCCATGTTGTCCATCCAATAGATCAGCATTTAAGTTATTAACAAGAGTACTAGAACTAACTGTTAACGGTGCTGTACCATTACTAACTGTTGATGTTAATGTATTAGCACTAATATTACCAGAAGTAAAAACATTTGGCGTTGATCCAGAATTACTAATAAACTCCCATCTACTATCATTAATATCCCATACTATTTGATGGGCCAAACTATTATCATGATCTAGTACTTGCAAACCGCCAAGACTTTCTGCGCCAGAAACATTAACTTGAATAATATTATCACCAATATTTACAGTAGTACTATTAACAGTAGTTGTTGTTCCTAAAACATTAAGATTTCCACCAACAGTAACATTACCATCAGTAGTTAAATCATTAATACCAACAATATTTTTACTACTATCTAATACAACAGCTCTACCTGCACTAGCTGTTCCGGCCGCTACTCCAGATAAGTATGTTAGTTCGGCAAGAGTAGCTTTGGTAGAAGCATCTGTAATATTAGACCAAACATGAGTATGACTATTAAAATCGTTAATCACAGATGTAGAGATTCCGGTGACCGCAATAGTTAAAGTATTATTAGGGTCATCGTATGTCCATTCTAATCCATTTCCATTTCGCAAAAATCCAGTAGTAATATGATTTCCACTACCAAGAATATCATGTATTTGTTCTTCGCTAATAGAAGCGGCGGTTATTCTCGCATCAACAGCGCTGTTAAAATCATTAACTTGAGTACTATATATTCCTGTAACTTCTATAGTTAGTGTTGATCCATCAGGACCAAGTGTTAGTCCTACTCCGTTGGTTCCTAAGAATCCTGTGGGAACTATAGCAGCATATGGTAATCCGCTAGCCCAGTGTGTTGATCCATCACCAATTTTAAATCTTTTTGTTGTTGTATCAAAACCTAACTCACCATTATATAATATACCATGACCTAATAGTCCAGATGCATTATTCCATTGAGAAGTTGTTCCTCTTCTAAATTGAATTAAATTATTGATGGCCATCTTGTACCTCTATAAGTTATAATTAGGGTGATCCACAATCCAATTCATAAAAATAGTTATCCAAATAATAGTCTACTCCATCAACACCATCTTTTTTGATCTTCGTAAATGGAATATTATCAGGTAAATCGCTAGCTAATAGTTTTTCAGTATTTACAATTTCTATATTAATAACTGTTTGATCTTCCAAACTAATAATATTATCTCCATCAGCTTCGATAGCTATAATATTAGTTTCATTAGATGTTTCTACAATTACAATATCGCTCATACTTGACAATCCAATGCTACGTCTGAGCTACTATATCTTTGTTTAATTGTAATTACACCGTAAAGCAATCTAACTGTATAGTTACCCCCACTAGCATAAAAAGTATCGTCACTTTGTAGTTCTAGATCATATTTAGCACTATCAAAATCAAAATCATTCGTTGTATCAGATGGAAGTAATAGGGTCAATTTGCCTTCTGGACCATCAATATAAAATTTATATAAAGAATAGTCTAAATTAGTTGTAGAATAAGTTTTCGTAGATGACAAACTTTTTTTACTAACAGCATTATATTCTGTTTTCATTGTTAATCGTGCGCACCAGTTTGTAATATCTATAGGATTTTCGTTAGCATCCTTGTAAATAAGAGAAAGCCTAAAAGAAGTTCCTCTTTCAATGGAAAAATTATAATTGGCTGCTGACATTGAGAAGCCTCTTTAAAACATATTTTTGTGTCTATGATTATCGTACGCAATAAGCATAAATGGATCGAATTTGTTACCAACAAAGGGACTAAGAACAGCAGCAACCGCTGTGGCTTGTTGCACATCCCAATGTTCGGAAAGATCTCCGTATAGTTTGCACGGACCTTGATTAAGAATCTCTTTAAATCCGGCTAAATTACCAGCAACACTTAATTTAGCTGGACCAAGAGAAGCATTTATCCCATCTAATAGAGCCTTGGTTCTAAAAGTACTTTGATCAATAATACAAGCTGCTCTAAGACCTACTAAGCATAAAAAGATTTCATCTTTATTTACTGTAGGATCCGGAGTAATAGTATTATTAATGCTATCTACAACATACTCTTGATCTAATTGCACATCAAATTGAACATACCTAGCAGCAACAGTTATTGTTTGAGCAATTCTATCATCGCTATATGTTGGTGTTTCTGATAAATCATTTATAAGAACCCTAACTAAATTTGTAATATCTGCTTGCCAACCCATAGTTTCTCCTTATGCTAGGATGCTATTTGTATAATACACCTAAAAAATAAGGCTGGCACAAGGCCAGCCCTATTTTCGTAGTCAAATTATATATGAGCTATTATAGAGCACCAAGTAATACTCTACGATTGTCTAGAACAGCAAAGCCCTGTTCAGCCCAACCATAGAAACCAGCTCTCTTCTGACGATGTAGAGTATCGTCCTCGAAGATTTGAACTTCTTGACGAACTGGCATTATGAAGCTGTCTCTCTTGCGAAGATCAAGACCAACAACAACTTCTAGCTTACTACCTGGAAGACTACCACTAAGAGTATTGCTATAGAATAGTTGATACTCTTGGCCTTCACCAAGTTCGTCTAGATCGTGAAGATTGATGCCGAATACACGATTTAGAGTACCGTCAGCAGCGGTATAGATCTCACGACGAGTTGTTTCGTCAACTTGATCAATACCCCAATTACGGATATCTTCCATAGCTTCTGGTGAAACATAAAGGTCTGTTAACATGCCACGATTATTACTGGCGCTGTTACCACCACCATTACGACGCATAACTGTTTTCATTAAACTAACTAGTCTCTTCGAGAAAAGACCAGCGGTAGCATCACTGTCATAAACTACGATGTTACGATCAACACCAGCAGCAAGCACAGTGTGCCAACCATCATCATTCATCTTCTTAACGAATGAACCTTCTAGAACTTCCATAGCACGACCAACAACGTCCCAGCGAGCATCACGAGCATACTTTAAGAGATAGTCAATGCTAGCGCCGATATCATAGGTTGGAACCATGACATAATCGCCTTCAACATGACGCTCTGGTACATAACCGTGATTAGGAACGGTGTAGGCAACAAAGTCTTTTTCTGTGCCTGGAGCTAAAAAGTCTAATGGAAACTCGGGAGTAGCACTTTGGGCCAATGCGATTGGCTCGAAAATACCATCCAGAATATCTCCACTAAGTAAACCTTGACGTAGTGGTAGTTCAAGTGCCTTAGCAAATTCTGCATTAGCAGCAAGAGATACCTCTCTATTGGCAGAACCAGATTTTACCAAAAGATCGGTAAGTTCTGGTGTTGGTTTAAAAGTTTTTGTATTAACTGCTGACATAAGTGTTTCTCCCTTATTTAAAAAATTATCGAATATTGACTGAGACTTTGGCATAACCATCGGCATCTACTTTGCTCAAGAACGAGCCAATTTGCACAGCATTGGTACTTGTGGTCGAAATTAGACCATTGGCACCAACATAAGCACCACTACCAGCACTTGGTGTGCCATCAACCATATTGGTTGTAACTTGGCCCACTCTCAATAGAGTAACCTTGCCACCAACTTGTACCTCGTCTTTATGCCAGTTGATGTGTTGACGAGTTAGGTCATAATTAACAACATCATTAAGTAAAACGCCCACAGGAAGAGCGCCACTAGCTGCAGATGCATAAGATACAACAGCAGCAGCGTCATCCATTGCTACGCCTGAGCCGCTAGTGACAGTAGAAACTACGCCACCACGGACACCAGTTGTATTCATGAAGAATGATACATCAGTGAGTACTTCGATTCGATCAGGTTTAAGAGCCATATTATTCTCCCTTATTAAGTTTTTTGCCTAGTCTAGCACATACGAATTCAAGAAGTTCGGAGCGAGTAGTTTCTAATGAAGAAACACTTTCTGAACCAATGGATAAATCAACGGATTCTTCTGTTTCAATATTATCAAGAAGTTCAGGTGTTACTGTTGTTTCATCAGAAGCTACTGATTCTGACACTTCGCTATCTTCTGTTTTAGCAACAGTGCTTACAGAAAATAAACCCTTGAATGTTTCAAAAGTGTCATCATCAACTTGTTCTAGTTTATCAACAGTTGTACTTGCTAACTCCTTATCTACACCAAGTTCAACAAGAGCGGCCATTCTTTTGTTCTTTTTCTCTTTTTTCATCATTTCCGCTTCTTTGTTTTTGTAAGCCGCAATAGCTTCTTGAGCTTGAGTAAGTTCTGTTTTGACAGTTTCTAGTTCTGCAACAGCAGCCTTATATTTGGCCTCATATTCTGCTTTCATTAAGCCAACTTCTTCTGTCATTTTCATAGCTTTTTCTTCCATCATTTTCATAGCTTTTTCTTCGGCCATTTTCATAGCCTTTTCTTCAAGCATTTTCATGATTTCTTCTTTTTTGCTATCCATGTCATCTTCTGACTTTAGTGGCATAGCGGCTTCTGTTTCAGTCACTACTTCTGCTACAGGAGACTCCACAATGTTACTTTCTACAGTAGTAGTAGCTTGGGATTCTTCTGTTTGAATATTTTCTGTTGTATTTTCTAAACTCATATCTTTGGTCTCCGGTATACAGGTTGACTTATTGGTTAATACACCTAATTCTGTGAAAGAATCATTTTTTTTATCACAAATGCAACTTTTTGAAAAAATAATACTATCTGGATTAGCTGGTTTATCAACAAAACCTTTGCCGCTAAAAGTAATATTACGTAATACTCTACCAATTTTATAGTTATCGTGTTCTCCAACTCCGCCATATGCTCGTAAAAATTTTGTTAAATGGGCAGTACTTTGATTGCGTGGTAATATGGTATATTGTCCATTTTTAGTATTTAATAATCCATAATCAAAACCTTTAAAAAAGCATTCCATACTAACAAATTTTGTACCATTTTCTATTTCAGATATTAATTTTTCGGCTCTTTCTCTAAGATGAGGATCAGTAAATCCACGATAAATAACTGATCCAGTAACTATATGATATTTTTCTGGTAATTTATCAGCTGGAGTATTTACATCTAAAAGATTTCCACTATCATCAATGGGCCAGTTAGAAGTAATATGGCCGATAATAACACTTTCATCATGCTCAAGATTAGTTGGTTTATCTTCTGGTGAATCTTTAGCAACCCAAATTTCTGCCTTATCAAATATATCATCATTTTTATTCCATGATGAACTTACTAAAATAGATTGTACATAATATAAATCTGAATCTTTTATAGCAGCTTCTGTTTTTATTAAGCATTTTGAGCTATCAGAATCTTTTTCTGATCTTTGAGCAGCAGAAGCATACGATATAGAGGCGGAAGCCTTAATAGCTTCTTCTAGACCATCATTAATTTCAGCTGGATATATTAGCATAATATTATGAATTTATTTGAGTATAAAAAGAAGATTTAGCTTGTTTGATATTATCTATAGATAGTTCTATGTTAAGATCCATCTTTAGCTGATTTAACCATACACTATACTGGTCTATTGTTGCCAAAATTTTTTGATCATTTATTTGATTTAGTTTACCTAGAATATGATCTTGTGTTGCTTCATCAAATGGTTCAAGAGAGAAGAAGATCTTGGTTTTAATTTTTTCTAGCTCTTTATTTTCTTCATGAGATAAACTTCTAAGATTTTTCTTATTATAAAAGTCTAACATAATAGGATTTATAATATTGCTAATTTTATCTTGAATATTATTTGCCCATATACTTAAACTAGCACCAGTTTGAGGAGCAAATCTTTTGGTTTTTCTTGGTTCTGAATCTTTGCTATTTTTTGGACGGCCCTGTCCAGGTTGGCCGGATAATGGAGAATTAGAAATTGGTGGTGTGGGCGAACCGGTCTTAGGAACAACTAATTCTTGTTTAACCTCTAGAGCATTTTTTTCACCAGGTTTTTTCTTATCTAATTCTAATCCAACCTGACTAGGAGATACAGAACCTCCCTGCAAAACAATTTTCTTTAAGCTATTTTCTAATTGTGGATCATGCCATGGACCAGCTTTGGGAACTGTGCGACGCTTCTTCTTATCTTTATACTCTCTCATTAATCTAGATTTCTCCATATCAGAATCAAATCCAAAACGACTTTGTAATAGTTCATCACTAATTAAATTACGATCAGCTAATTGAATTAATAGAGCCTTTTCTGCATCTTCATTACTAAGATCCATCTTATCAAATTCTACTTTTGCAGGATATCTAAAACCCATAGCTTTTTGTACTATAGCAATTTCTTCTTCCCAAAAGTCTGTTAATATATCTCTACCATATTGTAATCTTTGAGTAAGTGTTTTTAAGCTAATAAAATTATTAGTTGTTCCCGCAGCGCCGTAAGTTCCGGTAAGTGTTGGAGGAATACCCAATCCTGCATAAACACTATTAAGATGCGGAATATATTTAGCTTCACCTAAAAATTGATGAACACTAGTTTTACTTTCTACTAATTCTATATCTGGCCCCCAAACAAGATCCATTGTGCCACCGCCAACATTATTACCAAGAATTTGAGCTAATTTACCAGTAGCAGCTTTGGTTGGGGCTATTTTATGTTCTAAACTTCCTAACTTAAAAATACGAATATTACTAATAGCGCCGTCAAGAGCTGACATATCAGCTAATTTTAATTTCTCTAATATTGTAATATCATCCATAATAGCATATATCATGGGATATGCCCAACTTTGCCAATCGTCTTTTTTGTAATGAAATACTAATGTTTTACTAGGATCTAGAGCATATCCCTTTTTTTGTTTTGCGGCCTCAATAATAGTTAATGGTAATGAGGCAACAATTTGTCTTTCAATATCTGTTTTTGGTGCAAGAATAGCTTTTCGGATAGGAGATGGTAATGATATTTCAAATAATTTTTGCTGTACAAAAGATGATATGGGTCCTGCTACAACATCTACAACAACAGGATCTATAAAAGTATATCTCCATGGAATTTCTCTTTTTTCAACTATAGGTTCTAAACTATTTATGGTAAGATCAGGAGCTGCTATACTCTTATATAGTTCATTAGTAACTTTTAAATTAAGTTTACCTGTTTGTCTATTAATAACAACGTTACCTGTTTTGTATAGATTATTTAAAAATCTTTCGCTACGATCTTTGCCTCGTACTTTTTTAAACCATTTCCTATAGAATCTTTCTATTCTTTTATTCTTATGAACTAATCTTACTCCTTGAGAAGCAAAGTCTCCCATAAGATCAATAACATTTTTTACCAAACCTACTCTTTGATAAATATCTTCGGCTCTTTGTATTATTTGTTTTACTCTAACTGGGGTAGCTTCACCCGGTCTGAAGTAATAGTAGTCGGATTTGGTTAATCCTGGACGACCAGAAGTATTATTATCTAGATTAGAATAATCTAAGGTGTAACGACGAGTAGCGTCTGCCCTTTCAACAACTGTATATTCAGACAAACATCCTGCTGATTCTTTCATTGCTTCTGCTCTAGAAGCATCATCATTACCCCAAGCTATAAAAGCTGGTTCATTAGAAGTTTCGGCCGAATTAATAGCTTCGCTTTTTGGATATTTTTTAGCCATAAATACCTAGTTAGATTGTGGTACAAATGTGGTTGGATTATTTATTTTATACACTCAATTATTATAAATTCCTAAATATATATCATTATCATTAGCATTGGCCGTAAACCATTCTGGTCCTTTGTACATTTGACCATTTTGTTGAACAGCATTTTTTGCATTTTCTCCAATAACATCATACTCAATAGTTTTATATGATCGTGTCATTTGTCTTGCTAGCATATTTGCTATTAGTAATGCACTATAGCGGTCTTTGCGTAATCTGCCCTTTTTACCACTAGACAATTTGACTTCGGGAGTATCCCATCTATCGCGAGCATTTGGTCCTTGACTAGTTTGTGTCATTACTATAGTTGTTAATTCGTTTTTGAGTTCTTCTATCTCTACAACACACTCACTTAAACTATCATATATAGGATTAAGGTCTGCTTCAAGAATATCTTTGTTCTCAGCCGCTAGTGTTAATCCTATTGTTAAATTATCAAATCTAGGAAATAATGTTAATTTATCTTCCATATCTTTACGCAAACCATGATTAGCTTGGCTCGTCCAGTCGGCTCTTGCAAACTGCACCAATTCTAGAATATGTAATCCTTGTTGATTATCAGTATCTTTAGATTTGTTATAGTCTATTGTTGGCCAAATTAAAGTTTCTCCTGGTTCTAGTTTATCTGGATCATGTAATGCTTCTTCGATAGCTATACCTCCTCCTTGAGCATCTAATCCTATTCTAGCACAAGGAAATGTTTTCATTAGATTACGTATCTTTCTTGCACAAAATCCATAAAAATCATAGTCATTTATTAATCCAGTTTTTTGACGATCTTTAAAATTATTTCTATTAGTAGTCCAACAATATACTATTCTATTGTGATCTCCATTAAGTTCTAAAATCACTATGCTAAAATTATCATTTTCTGATGCAGGATCAATTCCATAGATATACTGCTTATGGCTCGACCCTTTGACTGTGGCATCAAATAGTATAATTTTCCCGTGGGAATCTGTTATATTTTTATCCTCGGAAACTACACAGCTTTCAACCAAACTGCGTCTAAAGAATCCTTCGCTATCCTCAACAAAGCAAGCGGCATATTCCATATTGTATATACCAGTATGTATTGTGGCTTTTGCTCGTGCTACTTGTTTATCGTCCATGAATCCTTTGGGAATAAGCTCATAAGGAATACGAATAATACTATAATCTTTCCAATTAAAATTATCTGGAATTTCTTCTGTAAATACCTCTTTTAATTTTTGAGGATCTCCCTTGCTATTAATGATAGCTTTATATCTTTTCCAGTATTTTGCAAAGTGCTTAAACGCATAGTCTGCTGTTCCAGCGATTATTGCTTGATTGCTCATCTTATAATCTAGAGCTTCTAATTCATCATTCCATAATCCTTGCTTTTGCATTTCTGCTTTTTTAGCTTGTTCTTTAACATTTTGAATAGGACTAGCGCTTACTGCTGCGAAGCCAGAAACAACTGTTTCATAAATATCCGGGCTTATGGATGCGAATTCGTCCGCAATAATAATATGGGCGCGTAAACCTCTAATTTTACTACCATCACCCATAGGAATAGCAATAGCCCAGCTATCGCCATATCTCATAGTACATCTATCAACATCACGCCGTGGGCCATCATCATTACCTCCGAATATACTTCTTAGTATTGGGCTATTTCTCCAAATAGTTTCCATATATTCAAATATTACTTTGCTTTGACGAAATGCTGAACCAACTATAACTATTTTGGTTCCAGGAATAAAGATACATTTTAAGGTAGCATAAAGAGCTAAAATAAAGCTTTTGCCAAAACCACGACTAGCCACGAACATTGGAAATGGACGAGACCAAAATTCTTGTAATATGGCTATTTGAATAGGATGTAACTCTATATTCATTAATAGTTTACAAGTAGATCCCAAATATAATGGATTTCTCATAATCTTAAGCAAATGTCTGTCGGGATTTTCTATATCTTCTCTGGACCTATTAATCATTAAATTTTGACTAATAGATAGCTTAGATAAATCGCCAAGACCTAACCATGCATCTTCAAAATTATACGACATGTTTTTTGCTTTTATTAATAGCTTGTGTTACTGCCATACGAACTAAGGAACTAACAAAAGGAATTTTACGATTATTAGCTTCTTCTTTTATCCATTCTAATATTGTTTCTATGTTTTGTTCGCACCATTCTGGACCATTCTTATTCATTTCCATAGCGTGTTTCATGCATTTACAATTTGGTGTTATAGAAATACCAAAATTTTTAATAATACCAGATAGTATAGTACCCGGACCATTAGGAAACTCTTCTAGCGTTGGAGGAAACAAAGATCTTATTTTCGCTGCCGGATCAGATCCTAGTTTCGTCTTCACTAAATTTTCTCTAATGGAACTAGAATAATCGCCCAAGCTATCATATTCTTGATCAGATTCGGTTAGTGGTAGCACATAGGGTAATGAGTCTATTCTTGCTACTAGCTTTTTTTGATCCGGACTATCAATATATACTATTTTTAATTCCTCTAGCATTATAGGATCAGGATTAACAACTTTACCAGTTTGCTGATTAGTATACGGAGGAGGTTGAATAACTATGGGTTTATCAAGTTTCATGATTAAGATTTCCTTTTTCTTTGTTGTATATTTTACGTAACAAATATCCTGCTAAATTTTCCGCATTAGATGCTGATCCACAAAAAAATACTTTGATATTATTTTCCATTTGCCAATCTGTAATATTTTTAAGAATAAAGTTAGATGTTATTTTAATATAAGGCCACTTGTGTTTGGGAATATTAGAACCTATGGGATATATTAATACATCTTTAAGAGAAAATTCTAGTAGTATAAAAGAATACTTAATAGTACTAAGACGACTTATAACATCTTTAAAACGCGGCTCTGTTATATTAGTAGCTAATTCGCTAACGTTTTTCTTTCTTTCTATAGCAACTAAATTTTCAAATCCTGCTATACTATAATCTCCGGTATCTAGTTTGCTAACTGCTGTGGTTCTATTTTTAAAAGTCCACGGTTGTTGTTCTCTAGTATCAATAATTATGGTATATTCAGGATCATTCATTTTTTTTATCCGCTACTATTTTAAGAAAAACGGCCTCGTAGTATGATTCATTTCCTCGTATCATTTTGTGATGTTCATAACATAGTGTTATTCCGTTGTTAGTATCAAATCGTAATCCTGGAAAGTTTGCCCAAGTTTTTATATGATGAGCATTAAGTCTTTTTTTGCTATTACAATTAGGCCACTGACATTTGTGACTATCTCTAGTATAAACTTTTTTTCTCCATAACTTATATTCTGGCGAATCAAAATTTCTCATTTACTTGTTTTTTTAAATTTACTGTTGCTATAATATTTAATATCATAGTTAACCATATCTTCTACTAATGAATCAAAAGATATTTGAGGAGTCCACCCTAGTAAATGGTATGCTTTGGTTGATCGACCGCGCAAATAATCAACTTCTGCCGGACGAATAAAAGAACTATCTACTACAACATAATCTTCGTAATTTTTATTTACCATATTAAAAGCTGCTAGCAAAAATTCTTTAATAGAGTGAGTAATGCCAGTTGCTATAACAAAATCATCAGCACTTTGTTGCTGTAACATTATGTGCATAGCTCTTACATAATCTTTAGCATGGCCCCAGTCTCGACAACTATTAAGATTTCCCAAATGTAGCTTATCATTAGTTAAACCATTTTCTAGTTGGCCAATATAATCAGTAATTTTTTTAGTTACAAAATTAACGCCGCGTCGTGGACTTTCATGATTAAATAGTATGCCGCAACAACCATAAAAATTGTATCCTTCACGATATATGCGCACCAGATTATGAGATGCTAGTTTGCTGGCCCCATAAGGACTTTGAGGTTTAAAAGGAGTATTTTCGTCCTGAAATTTTTCAATAATATTTAATGAAGCATTTTCAATTGCGGTAAATTCTTGACCAAACATTTCGCTGGTGCTCGCTTGGTAAAAACGAGTATGAGGAGAATATTGAAGAATACTTTCTATAATATTAATTACTCCTAGAGTATTAACATCAAAAGTTAAATTGGGTTGTTTAAAGCTGGTTCCAACATGACTCTGAGCTGCTAGATTATAAAACTCATGAGGAGCATACTTTTTAATAATGTGTGTTATGCTATGAGGATCTGTTAGATCACATTCTTCTGTTATGAATTTGGGGTGATGCAGAAGATGGTTTATTCGGGCTAGTGATGAGATGTTAGATGAGCGGCGATATAGGCCAATCACACTAGAATAGTCTGGAGAATCTAATAGGTATTCTGATAAGTAACTACCATCTTGTCCTGAGACTCCTGTTATTACGGCAATTTTAGTCATTGTTTTTCTCCACGCTATCTGGTGTTAAAAATGGTTTATCCACTATATTATTAGAGAATTGGTGATATTCTTCAAGTTTATTTTTTTGATTAACTGTGGCTAAACGTAATATTTCCATTTCTCTTCCTTGTTTTTCTCTTATCTCTTCATCTTCAAGCATTCGTATTAATCCTGTCCAAGAGCTTTTGCCATCTTCTATTCGTTTGATTCTTTGTTCGCGAGTAGCTTTAAGATCTTTACTAATTTTTTGTTGTTCGTTAAGCAGCTTGGTATATTCATTAGTGTAATTAGCGATGCTGTTACGGGCGAATGATAGTTGCGTTTCCAGGTTGGCCAGTTTCGGAATATCTCGTACATCTTCGCTTTTAGCATACTCTTTATCTACCTCATGTTGTAGTTTTTCAGTATCAGCTATATGACGCTTTCTTTCTTTCATGCTTCTATTAATAAGAATATCAATAGTTATAAATTGTTTAATTTGTAATTCTTCAGCAGGAAGAACGTCTTCTCTAAATTGTTTAATAAGGCTAACCCATGTATTTTCAAAGTATTCTAATTCTCCTGATGAATTATCAAATTGTTTGGTAATTTCGGACCAAAATGGTTTGCTATGCAACTTGAGTTTTAAATAGTTAGTATCAGCTTGATCGCTAAATAAATAATTTTGTTCAGCGTATTTTTGTATTGGGGCGGGACTACGATTTAAATGATTAGCAATATCTTCTATGGATAATGTTTCAATATTATCTCGAATATATTTTTCTTCATCTAAACTTAGTTGTCCGCGTTTTTTACGAATGGTCATGGTGGTCTTTAATAATATTTAATATTGTTTCTTTTAATTTGTTTAGTTCTATACTAGATATTTTTTGTCCGTGTTTAAATTTGATGTATAATGATCTGTCCGCTGGAGAAATATATTTATCTATTAGATCTAGTATCTCTTTATTCTCTATATCAGTACATATGCTGGATGTTTTTGAAAATAAACTCATATCATCAATATTTTGGGGGCTCATTAAGTTTTTCTTATTATTATTTCTTTTTTCCCATAGTTTGTATAGTTCACAGTCCGATTTGTTAGAAAAAGCTTTGCAGCCATTATTTGAGCAGGAAAAAGATGGGTCATTCTCGGGGCATTTTAAGCATGGTTTATCGGGCCTTTGATAGTTGTCTCTTTTATAGTTGAAAAGTCTATTACGAACGTGGGTCCATAAAAAGTTTTCTAGGGGACGATTACTATCATATTTTTCTAAACATTCTAATCCAAAAATAATAGCTTGTTGTTTCATATCCTCAAAACTATGATAGCCAAACTTAAACTTATGGGCTAGTTTTTTAGCCACATTATCAATAGCTATTAAAAAATCACTTTCTGAAACATTGTTTGGTAAAGATGATTTGTTACTATTCTTTTTCTTCTTTATTATCGGCTTCTTTGTTTTTTTCTTCATCCAGTAATTCTGCTATGGTTTTGTCGGATTGTAGTGTAAGATCGTGGGAAACATCAACTTCTTTAGCTATTGTATGTAATACAGAAGGGGTAAGTTGGTATTTTTTAGTCATAATTCGGCCCTTGCTATAAATGATCAACGATATATAATAATAACGTTAGTACACCTTTAGTCTAGTTTCAAGGAGACACACATTTATGAGATCATCTTATCACAAGTGGACACCATCAGAATTGCAATATATTAAAGATAACCATGTTTTGTTAAGCGATGATGAATTAGCAACAGATTTAGCTAGAATTTCGGGATCAACAGGAATTACTGCTCCAATGATTAGGCGTCAACGACGCAAGTTGGATCTGAAGAAAAATCGTGGACGCAAGCCAAAGAATCGAAACATGGTTGAACAAAACAGAATCAATTTGGATTTACGAACCCAAGTATCTAGTTGATATTCTCAATGTGATTCTGGAAAAGGGGGAAGCAATACGCTTCCCTTTTTTCTTTTACTTATTACTTGGGGAAATACGGCCAATTATATTATGAGTGACGGATTGTGTTTGCACCACCCCCGGCCGAGACTCCCCAAATTATCTATCCTGCCCAAAATGAAAAAACCCCCCTATAGGTGGGAGACGGCCTCTGCAAATGCTGTGCCACAACAAATCTTTTTTTCTCTGATTTTTTTCTCTTGCAATTGCCGATAATATTTGTAGGATGATGGAAACGAAAGAAAAGGATAGAAAAATGACGAATACGATTGTGCTGAATACGGTTGGTGAACTGGTAAACTTCCTGAACGAAACGTCCCTCACTACGCTCGTCGATAGGGTTGCTTTCGGTATGGATTTGCTCGACACTGTTCGTGCGAATGACAACGAAATTGCAATCGACAACGATCTCGGATTCTGTGACGATGGTGGATTTATTAGAATCGACGATATGGGCTATGTTGTCGAGGATTTTGGAATCTGCTAATTTCTTTTCTTGCAATTGCCGATAAGTAATGTAGGATCATGGAAAAGGAAGAAAAGGATAGAAAAATGAAAAGGCCAATGGTTGCAAAGCGTAATTACAAGCATCGTCAAGTTCGGACGAATAAGTGGTCAGTGTGGTACAACGGTGAATATCGTGGTACGGTGTGGTCGAATGGTCGTGATCCGTTGGATTTTCTGCCCGTTGAAAAGTTTCCCGAAAGGGAAAAGATTAGCCTTGTCCCGATTGTGATCGAAGAATGATTTTCTAATTTCTTTTCTTGCAAAAGACGATAAGTAATGTAGGATGATGGAAAAGGAAGGAAAGAAAATGAATCGCAAGCAGTTAGAAAAGATACTGAATAGTCTACAATATGACTTGAAGGATACGGGTCATTTCGATGGTCGATGGATGGTACGGTCAAGGGTATTAGAATACCATTGGAGTTTCGACACCCTTGACGGTGTGCGTCGATTTGCGATTGACGAAAAGGCTATGTATCGGTATGCTAAGGCGAATGGTGCGAGTCTCAGGAAGTAAAGGGTATATCATGAGCGTTTCGGAAATGATAGTCCGGTTAGAATCATATAACTTGAATGTTCAAAAGGTTCCAAATAATCCCGATACGTTACATGTTGACGGATATTTTCACCCACAAAGTAAGGGGTTGCCCGATTGGATTTGGGACTGCCCCGATTGGGCGGTATCATCGTGTGGCATCAGTAGGGTATTCATGCACAAGGTGGGATGACCCACCATTGGAGGGGTGATCGTACCCTCCCCCATAAGGGGGGCAATATCGTGAAACTACGATGCTCGACGTAAACCCTTGTGAGATAAGTACTTAGAGCGAAAAAGCGGCCGCAATTTTGACGTAAGTACTTGTGTGGCAATAACTTACGACGAGTATCGACTCAAAACGTGTGCCAGGAGCAAATATTGTGCCAAAAGATAATTTTCGTTTCCTAATTTCTTTTTGTTGACTTGTCGATATCTAATGTAGGATAGAAGAAAGAAAGGGAGAAAAAGACAATGGTAAACGTCTACTTTTCGTCAGAATGCTGTGGTGCTGATATGACCTTCGCCCAAACCGACTACGGTATCTGCCCCGATTGTGGGGAACACTGCGAGGTTGTCGGTGAGGAAGTGGTCGAGGATAACGGGGAATACTGATCCTAATTTTTTTTCTTGACAACTCAAGTCTCGAATGTAGGATGTCGATATAAAGGAAAAGGAAAAGAAAATGAAAATTGGTGACTTTGTTTTCGCCGAATATGCTAACGGCGAGATTGTGAACGGTGAAGTGGTCGCGGTTAGGACGTTTGGATATCGTATGCTCTTGACGGTCAAGGCCGAGCAGGGTTATCGTTCCATCTATCTTGACAAGTGTATCACGTTCGATGTAATGGAAGCCACTAACTGAAAAGGTAGTATATGGAAAAGTTTCCAATCGTCGAAGAGTTCAAGCGTACCGTTCGTGGAATCTTTGTTGGCATGGCGATCCCATGCGA